ACTAGAAGATGAATCTGAACTGGAACTAGAAGATGAATCTGAACTGGAACTAGAAGATGAATCTGAACTGGAACTAGAAGATGAATCTGAACTGGAACTAGAAGATGAATCTGAACTAGAAGTACAATCACAACACCAACAATATGCATGATCTAATAATTTTTCAGACATTATGGAAAGTTCTTCAAAATGATAAGGAATAAAACAATCACCTGAAGAAATCCTTTCAGCACAATTAGTTGCTGGTAGCTCAGGACAATCACATCCTCCATCAACATTAGGATCTGGAGCTTTACCTGGAGTAAATTTTATGCCCAATGACTCGCATGGAACTACCCCATAACATTCTCCATTGGCATCTTCTGCATTTCCTCCATAGACACAATCATCTCCGTTGACTTCAACAATACATGATTCTGATACTTTTTCTATTGCCTCCCTAACTCTATTTACAGTATCAGGTTTAATATTTGCCCCTTGTTGAATTTCAGCTATAGATTCGTTAACATCAGATAATGCAGAAGCTATAACATCTAAACAACCAGGTATATGGGAACAACCCTCTGTTTGTTCACAATCTAAATCGCCTCTTCCAGCAGAAGATGTACTAACATCATAACTTATATAACCAGCAGTAAAAATTGTATTATTATCACAACACCCTTTTTTATATTCTGCGTTGTCTGATCCTGTAGTAAAACTTACTGATATTTTTTCCCAATCACATGCATCAGGATCAAAATCAATTGCCTTTGTAGGGCACCTAGTTTTAATATAGAGATCCCATACATTATAAATATTTGTAAATGTAGAATTAAGATATGCTATTAAAGTTAATCTTTCGCATCCATCACATGCCATAATTTATTTTCCTCTATAATATTTTATCACAAATTTCTATTTTTAAGAATAAACACAACATGGATTACCTTTTGTATAACGAAGTACAATTTCTCCATCTTCGCATACGAATTCATCTAAACTAACAATAGCACATCCTTCATCTCCAGAACTATAAGGTTCGACTTTAAGGACTAATTCCTGTTTATCGAATTGTACAGCACAATCTTCAGAACTATAATTAACTCCTGTTAATACTGAACACGATCCTGTTGAAGTAACTTCTTCAAAAACAGGAGTTGTGGCAGTTTCAAGTTTATATTGACATTCTTCATTATCTAAATATCCTCCGATGACAACATCACTTCCAGGACTTAAACATGATTCAGGACTTTCAGTTTCTAATGTTGGTATTGTTCCTTTATCTAATTCCCATGCACATTCTTCGTTGTTAAAAGATACACCTTTAATGAAATCTATAGAACATTCAGTTCCTTCTCCTACTACTATATCTGGCATTTTACGATATGTAGCAATATAATTACATGTGACTAAATCATATCTTACTCCTGTAACTATTGCTTCTCCAGGAATTGCACAAAAAGGATTACCATCTTCATTAGCCATTTCTGGAGGAGTAAATTCTATATATGCACAAGATGGATCAGCACTCAACTCAATTGGTTGGCCAGCACCACCACCAACGTCTATACCTATATTACCTTTTACTTGTGCTCTAATATTTCCATTTACACAACCTTCAATAGGATCAGGTCTGTTAACTCCTACACCTTGAATTCGGGAAAGAGTGACAATAGTTCCTGTGCAATCAGAATTTACTAAATCATTAGTAATATTTGCTATAGGTACACATCCTCCACCACAGTCACCTTCTTCAGGATTATTACATTCTCCTCCTTGAATTCTCATGTATCCATAATCATATTCTAGATTTTTGCATCCTTCTTCTAATGTAACAGTTCTTAAATTTTTAATAAATCCTTGGAATCCTGATCCTAAAATTGGATTACTCCCATCACATAATCCTGGAATAACTTGACATTGACCAGGCAGACACCCAGGAGATACACCAACAATTCCAGTATTAGTTAATAATCCTCCAGTCTCAGTTTCTTCTAAACTTAATCCACACCCATATTCAAGGGTTTCTACACATTCAAGACAAACTCCATCATTTCCATCATTTCCATCAATTCCTGCAGGACCTGGAGGACCTGCAGGACCTTTTGGTCCCGGATCCCCTTGTTCCCCTGGAGGACCTTCTGGTCCAATTTCACCTGGAGGACCTTCTGGTCCAATTTCACCTGGAACTCCTGGGTCTCCTTTTGGTCCTGGAGGGCCAGGTTCACAAATACATTCTGGATTGCATACTAATGCAGCAGTTAAATATTCTCCACTATCTAACACTGCATATAACATATATGAAACTCTAGTTGCCATTCCAGAAACAGTAAAAGTATTATCATCAATTCTAGTAATTGTTAAATCACTACACCCATTTGTCGGATCTGCATTAACAAGAGGAAATGAAGATGTACAATCAAATTCTTCAATTATTCTACACTCTGGAGATTGAAAAGTTATAGTAGGACATGCACTACAATCAACTGTTATATTAGCAGTGTATCCCATTCCCATTACACCAACAGGATCTCCATTGCAAAATGCATCAATTTTATTATTACAACAATTTGGTGTTGATGGTTGATATAAAAATCCATATGCCATTTTAATACCAACTTGAACTTCGCATTCATTTATTCCTGTTGGTTTAACATGTGTTAATCTTCCTGGATTATCTGGACTTAAATATAATGGATCTCCCAAATTACCTGGTATTAGTGTAATATCAGGAGCATTTTCTCTTACTCTACCATCGCTATCTTTAGAAAAATAATCTGGTGTTAATGGGAATCTATATAACATAGGTCCATCACCTTGATGAAGATAAAAATGATGAACATCTTCAAATGACCAAATAACTCCAGCAACATCAGATTTTTCAGGAACTGCAAGTGCAGGTTTAAATACACCATCACAGTCAAGATATACAACCATACCTATTTCTAGAGTTTCTTTTGCATCAGGTTGATAAATAATTCTAGGATCAGTATGAATGTGACCTATTGTTTTATCTCTTCTGCGACTTACCATATCATTAACTCCTAAATGTTTCTTACTTTTATATTTATATATTCTTTTGATCGTAAGCCGATATATAAATCAACATTATATAGTATAATTATAATGGAGGAGGGAGAAAACTATGAAAGAACTATATTGTCCAAATTGTAAAAGAACAATAACAGTAAAACCTGGAATTAAAGAACAGATTTGTCCAAAATGTCTTGAAGATCATGGAGTTTCATATATAATGGTAGAATCAAAAAAATCTAAGACACCTAGAAACTTAGGCGGTGGATTATTTGAAATTCCAAAGGAGTAAAAATGTCATTTTTAATTGGGCTAGCAGGACCAGCCAAAGTAGGAAAAACAACAACAGCAAAATCATTGGTAAAATCAATTAAAAATAAATATTCAAATTTAAAAGTTGAATACATAGCTTTTGCTGATATGTTATATGGAACTTGCAGTTATTTATCAAGAATACCAGTGGAAACATTAGCAGACCAATCATATAAAGAAGTAAAATGGACTGATGAAACCGCTCCTCTTCCTTGTTTATCTGGGTGGACACCAAGAAAATTTCTTCAAATTGTAGGAACTGAATGTTTTAGAAATAATATAGATAATGAATTTTGGATTCAATGTGCAATTAAATCATCCAAAGAAAATGATATAACAATTCTTTCTGATGCTAGATTTGAAAATGAATTCAAAATATGTGATTATGTTATAGAATTATCAAGAGAAGGAATAAATTATGAAGGAAATCATGCTTCAGCATTACCCCCTCCCAAAGATTTAATAGATATGGAAATACATTTATTTCCTGAAATTGTTTTTGATATGCAAATTGAAGTCATATTAGATCGTTATAAAATAATAAAAGGAGAATAACCATGCCATGGGATGTATTTAAAAATAAAGTAAAATGTGAAATATGTGGCGATATAATAATGCCAGATAGCGATAAAACATGGACTGAATGTAGTTGTGGTTCAACACAAGTAATGGGAAAAAGTTTTTTAAGAATTAAAGGTGATAACTATACAAATTTAAGTAAATTTAATTATGATGATATTCCTGAACATAAAGATTGGAATGAAACAGACTAAGGAGAAAATATGTCAAGATTTGAAATACAATTTTCATCACCAGAAGAACAAACATATGATGTGGAGAATTCGCAAAGAAAAGAATTTAGATTGTTTTTAATTGGTGAATTAACTAAAGATAATGGCACTGAATTAATTCAATCTATGTATGATATAAATGAAATAAATGAAGAATTAGGAACTGAAATTCCAATAATTTTAATTATTAACACTCCTGGTGGAGATTTACAAGTATGTCAAATGGTTTGTGATGTTATGAATGAAATAAAAACTCCAGTTTATACAAAATGTTTGGGTCAAGCATGTAGTGCAGGGATTATTATATTAATGAACGGTGAACCTGGATTTAGAACAGCATCTAAACATTCACAAATGATGAGTCATAGATTTAGTACTGCAATTGAAGGATCTCATTCAGATCTAGAATATCATAATAAAGAAATGCAAAGAATGTATAGTAGATTAATTGATCATTATGTATTTTGTACAGGATTAACAAAAAAGAAAATTGAAGAGAGATTATTAGCAGAACATGATACATATTTAACATCACAAGAATGTGTGGAATTAAATATTATTGATGAAGTCATTAAAGGAAAAGAAAAAAATGTTAAACGAAGAACAAAATCAACTAGAAGTAGTAAAAAATAAAAAAAGTGATTCAATTTTATCTTTACTTAAGAATGATAAAATATTAACATCTAATGATTGGGACGATTTAGAGTCATCTACTGGATTTATAAAAGAATGTTTTAAATCTATACCTATGTATAGACCTTTACCAGTAAAAATATTTGGGGTGTTAAATGATAAAGAATGTCCTACTCCAGAAACAAAATTTTGGCAATGCAGAAAAGAAGCCGAAGTTCATGCTGATCAGTTAATAGAAGATATCCATAATCTTGAAATGATAAGAATTAATATAGATAGAGCTAATTATGCATTAGATAAAATGAAAAATGAATATATATCTGAAAAAAATGTTGATAGAAAAATGGAAATTGAATTTGATTTAAGAGAAACTCAAGTCAATCTTTCAAAATTAGAATATAGAGGAATTAAACTTCAAAAGCAAATAAAATATAGAATTGAAGAAGTTCATGAATGGAAAAAAATATCAGAAAATATTAAATCATCTCATAATATAGAAACTAATAGTTATATAAAACAGTATGTAAATAATATGAGGTTTAATCTAATTAAAAAGAAAAATGAGTTGTCTGAAGAAAATAACAAAGAAGAATTAACTATGTTAGATTCTCAATTAAATACATTTAATACAATAATAAAACAAATTGAATCTATTAAAACCCCGTCAGAGAAAATCTAGCATTAAATGGACTAGAAACAATAATTTTAATTGAATTATTATCTATAGGTATTATTTGTTGTGCTTGAACTTGAAAATCATTATCAATATTAAATAGGGTATATGAGAAAGAATATTTATCATTCAAACTTAAATTGTGATTCCATATATATTCGAATCCTAAGAATGTGGGACCACCATTATAAACATATGATGTTGATGTCCAATCATCAGATGATATTTCTACATTATCACCTAATCCTCCACCATCGCCAGAACCAGTACCTACATTTTTAGTATTTGTACCGTCAAAATATTGAAATTGTTTCAAACCATCATTATACCAAAATGGTATACCATATTCAGATATATCATATTGTGTTAAATAATCATAAATTTCATCTTGATCTGGAATTCCAAATCTAACTTCTTGTCTGTTACCAATACCAAATACTAAATTGTCTTTATTCCAAAATGATTTAAGAGGTTTAACTGAATATAATGTATCAGGAGAACCAGATGTTCCTGATGTTCCTGTCGTTCCTGTTGTGCCAGTGGTTCCAGTAGATCCAGGTGATGATACTGATACATCTTGAACATCAACATTATATAATTCATCAAACCCACCAACAGAATTTATTATAGCATCATTTTCAGATATAATCCAATCTCTTAATAATGTAATACCAGAATCTATTTCAGTTTGTGTATTATATTCATCTCTTATAATTGATGTGTTGAATAAAGATACCCTTGAATCTGATCCTGATGCATATAACAATCTAGTTGTAATACCAGAAACTAAATTTCCATTCCAATAAAATTTTTCATCTAAAATTGTATCAGTTAAAATTACTTTTCCTTTTGTTACATTTATTCCAGTAAATTTAGTAATATTAGATGAATCATTATTATCTGATGGATTTGGTTGCCCTGCATTTGAGAAATCCAAATCTTTAATTGTCAGAACTGAATCTTTATTATGATCCATTCTAAATAATTGAATTTCTTCAGTAGAAGGAGTTACATCATCAATACTTCCAAATCTTAAACCTTCAATAAAAATACTACTTAATGTATTAGTAGTTGAAGGATCATTAAAGTTTACAAATCTATTAAAATTATTAGTTCCACCAGTAAAAGAAATTGTACTATTAATAATTCTAACTCCATTTCTTACTTTTGTAAGATTTCCTATAGGTGCATTTTTTATCTGAAACATATCACTATATTTTGTATCCATAAATTCATATGAAATATCTTGGAACAAAATAGATATTGGATCAGTAGAATCAATAGTAAATGCATATTTTCTATTAGAATTAGTACCTTCTGAATCTCTTAATCTAAATACTGGATTTCCTACACCCATATATCTAATTCCATTAGCATTAATTTCAATTGGTTCATCACCGTCGAATTCAAATACCCCATAATCTGATATAGTATCTGCTGAATTTTGTCTATGGGATCCCATTATCATTAAATTTACATTATTATACCCATTAAAAATTAATGTGTGGGCATAATCTGTAGCTTCTTTTAATGAATTATATATTTCACCTTCAACAACAAATGAGTCTGGTATTGTAGGATCTACATATATAAATCGTGATGTATATTTAAGATATGCAAATTGATTAAGATATACAAGAGCATCTTGTATGTTACTGATGCCAACATAGAAATTATCATCAGAATCAAATGAAACATTTGATCCTATAAGACCTTTTAATAACTCTGTTAATGTAACACCATCAGGATTTGGTTCATCTCTAAAAATTAAATTCCCATCAGAATCTGAGGTAAGTGCTCTTACTATTCGACCTACTTGATAAGCTGTGGACTTAAATGGATCAATTGGCATTACGCACTCCCTTCAAATTTTAACTTTGTTGCTATCCAGTCTACACTTCCTGTGAATTTTTTCTCAGAGCGGATAGTAAATCCAGTATTTTTCTTATTTGTATAAAACATATTTATATTTTTATTACATGAAATTGACACGCTATAATCTATGGATGAAAATGGAGTCTCGAATTCTACTTTATATAATTCCTGATTTTCAAAATTTATAGTTCCTGATTTTCTACCAAGTTTATCTTCTTTACTTATATCATAAATTATACAATCTATGCTTGAATTAGTTATAGGATCATTTGTCAAAGAATTTGGAAATCCAATTATTCTTCTTTCTGATGATTTATACATGATGTCAGTTGTTTCTTCAAGTGATACTACATCATTTTCGTTAACGCAATCTAATTCCATAACATCATCAGTTAGTATATCATCAACATAAAATTGAACTAATATTCTATGATTTGGTTCAGTTTCTGAAGATTCTTTTTGCTCTTGAGTTGCACATTGACAGTTTAATCTTTCAAAATCTTCATTATAAGTTAATAAGTTTCCTGTATATGTAAGTATTGGTTGTTGTTCTATAGGTTCTCTTGAGTTATTTCCTATACTTATTTGATCTAATACTTCTCCAGTAGTTTCATTATAAAGACGGAATAATATAGGTTTTTCAGTCTTTATAGTTCTAATAGAAAGTTTAGAAATTATAGAAGTCACTTTTTGTTTATCTAAAGGTGGTAATAGAATTTCTAAATTAGGAACATTGTGCCACCTATATGAACCATCTGAAAGAGTTTTATAATCAGGGATAAAACTATTAGATATAATATATTGATCAATAGAAAAGACTTTAGTACCTTCAGTATTAGTTGGGTATTCTCCTGAACTGTTCTTAGTAAAAATCCTAGAATTATTTGAATTATCTGCAATATTAGGATCTCCATTTACATTAATTGTTATATTATTGCATTCTGAATTTGTTATTGAAGTCCTTCCAACCCACCAAATACCGCCCTGAACAAATCTATTCTGAGCATCAGTATATGCACTTACCAATTCATCTAAACTATATGCTCTTTTTGTTGAACTATCTTTGAAGTATAATTTACCATCATTTACATAAATTCCATTTACTCTTGTCCATAAATCTTTTAATGTTATACTTTGTAAAGGATTTCCATTAATATCAACTTGATTTGATATCCATGAATCTCTAAAATGTAAATTTCCATCTTCATCTAAAAATAATACATTATCAACACTTTCTATTGTTGTTGAATCAGTAGTTGGTTTTCCTAAACTAATTCCTGATGCTAAAAATGGGTCAGGTTTTGTATTTCCGATTTCACTCATCTCATGTTCCTCTTACTTATCAAATATATATCCATCTAATGGAGAATTTTCACTAATATCTTTTTCTGTTACGTTAATAATTGCATTTGCGACATAATCAACACTTCCAGAAAAATTATCAATTTCTGTAAAAATCGTAAATCCAGAATTTGTTTTATTTTCCCACCATACTTCTACATTATCACTTGGAGTAAGAGATATTTGATAATTTCCGTCAGAAATGTCATCAGAAAATGGTGTATCAAATTCAACAGTTGCTTCAGAAGTATTATCGAATAATACAGATCCATGTCTTTCGACTATTATATCAGATTCAGCTTGATATATATTTACACTTAAAGACGAAAGAACATTTTCACTATTTCCTGCGTAAATTTCTCCGTCTTTAGGATATTGGGTATGCAAGCGGCGGCCCATATAATTCTTTAAAAATTCATCTTCTTCTGGTATATCTCTAAGATCCCATACGAATACTCTAGGTGTAGTTTCTCCACTATGATAACCATTAGAAATTCCTGTAATACTTATATTACTATCTACTTTATGTCCTCCAACTATAATTGAAGCGTCAGGTTCACCAAAACACATTTGACCTATATGCCATTTATTCATTTCTGACCATTCCGTTACGTTTCGAATCTTTTTAAGAGTAGGGTTGTATATAGAATCATATACTGGCACGTCACCTCCAAGACCTACACCATCCATATAACGCTTCCAAGAAATATTTTCATAATCTATTTCTAATTTAGATGGACTTATTCCTAATCCGTTAGATTGTACCCATTTTTTCGGAGCTTTATATCTTTGGTCATTTTGATATTCTTGAATAAATGATGTTCCCCATTCAGTGTAGGATTCACTTGTTGCTGACATAGGGAAAGTTATAGATACATTAGAACTAGCAGAAATACAATCAGTCTCTCCTGATATTGAAATTGTTGCATTATTTAACGCAGTATATTCATGAGTTTGATTCGTTGTATTTCCATTTAATAATATTCTTCCATTTAACAATGACCCATAATTATTAGAAGAAATATTTATAGTTGATGTTTCAAAATATGTAGAACCATAATTAGTATCACTACTAACGTCTCTGCGGTTTATATCAGAACTTAAATTAAAAGTACCCACGTCTTCATATAAGCCCTGCGTCCAAATTGGAACGCCCCAGCGTTGGTTCCCGATAGGGGTAAAATCAGCCACCAATTCAATAAAACTAGAAATATTAGGACCACAATCTGAAAGACTTGATCTCCATTCTTGTTCTTTAGTAGTGACACCAATCATAATTCCATCTTCAAAAGTAATATCAAATTTAATATCACCGACAATACCATCCATTATTAATGGTGTCGTATTTTCTGAACTTTGTAATACTTTAAATGTGTGTGATATTGCAGTACTTGTTTCTCCATTTTTTATATCTTGATAAATTGATTCCATTGACTGGAATTTCATAATTCCCACACCTGCAAACATATAAGTTTTATCAGATTCAGTTGATGAATCATATATCATAGTTTCTTCAAATCTATAACTCATTTCTACTGATAAGTCTTGGAAAACTTGAACATTAGTTACTTCAAATTCTTTATTGTTTGATGTTATAGAAATTATATCATCAGGATAAACTGGTGTTGTATCTGTTCTAATGGTAATATCAACTTCTTTTATTTGTATAGTTCCTGTTGTTGTATTTTCTGTATCTGTTACTTTAGCATTTGCTCTGAACGTACCGCCAGTTATAACATTTTTATTTAATGAAATAATTGTTGTTCCTAGATTATGATTTACTGTAACATTTGTTTCATCTTGAGGAGCTATTGGTGCAGGATTAGTAGGTGCTACAGTTATAATATTAAAATTAGGATAGTTATCAGAATTTGAATATTGAAGAGTTTCTTGATCATCTCTAAACCTAGGATCACTGAATAAGAGAGAAACATCAAATGTCTCCCAAATTGGAGATTCCCAACATGGACCTCCACTTAATATTTCGACGTAATCTGTTCCTGCTAATGATATATTATTTTTTTCGAATGTTTTAACATCATCTGGACATAAAAATTCATCAGGATCTATAGAATCAGTTGATGCACTTATAGAATTGACATTAACTTCAAATGAACCTATAGAATCGTGTATACCACCCCAGAAAATTGATCTATTTTCATCTCCGACTCCACAATGCCAATAAACAGATTCTAACATATTTTGTCTACGAATCCATGTTTGATCATTTAATTCATAAACTAAATCTAAAACTCTATCCTTTTCTAGTTTAACATTAGTTAAGGTATTTGATACTATTGGAGTATATCCAGTAGAGTATTTATCAAAAATCCTCTTTATAACCCCATCAGATCCCCCCATATTGTTATATTCTGTTCTTCCACCTGTTGATATGCCAGAATCATTATCTCCAGTATAAACCATTCCGTGGCATCTTAATGGGTATCTTAAATTCGGATCGACTGTTACATATTTGATAGTAACTTCTCTAGATTCAACTGATACATTATCAGTTGATAAATTTGAAAGGCTATCATCACAATTACAATTACTTTCTCCTAAATAAATCAACCTAGCATTAACTGACCCAGCATCTTTAGGATATGATATTTCTAAGCCAGGAGATATTGTTATAACACTACCTGATTCAGAAACACAGAAATCATATATTTTATCTGATGGGCGACTTTCTATATATGTTTCTAAGTCAATTAAAGAATCTTCTTGAACATCAAAAGCGTATTCAGAAGATTGCCCATTAATAGATATAGCAGTATTAGAAGCCCATCTTCCAGTTATACCATCAGTTCTACAATTACAGATAGAATTTTGACCAATATAACATAATTCAAAGTTTACTTGTCCTCCCCATAATCCATCACCAACAAATTTTATATCTGAATCAGGATTATTTACACAGAAGTTATCTGTAGTTCCTAATGTAGTTAAATCTCCAGGTTCATTAAATATAGTATCTACATATAACCCATCTGAAAATATTTTAACTCCTCCAGGATTACCAGAAGAAATACAATCTGCATCTTCATAAATTAACTTAACTACAACAGAACCATAATCTTCAGAGTTATTAGAATAATTATCATCTTTATATCGCAATCTTAATTCTGAATCAGGTTCAGTAACACAGAAACTGTATTCATCAGAAGAAGTAAATGCAATTCCATTTAAATTATCATTTATTATAACTTCTACTTGTTGTAATGATTGATTACATGGACACGATTGAATACCTTGCCATGATATACCAAAATTTACATTACCATTATTATTTGAAAGATCGTCATCGCAAGGATCATCAAATTTAACATTAACTGTTACTGGACTTGATACTGATGCATTGACACAAAATTCAAAATATGGTTTACTCAATCCACCAAAGAAACTATTAAATGATGTTAAATCCCCAAAGCATTGATCCCATGATGTAGGAACTCCTAATGCATCATAAAAAGTTGGATTTGCAGCAGAACCATTTACAGTAACAGTAACATTACATGCATAATAATCAATTGTACTTCCACCACTTAAAACTTGATTTACAACAGGAGAACCGCCGGCATAAGTGAATCTAAATAATCCACATGTTTCCATCACTATGTCTGTTCCATTAGTGTCAGAACTATCTACAGACGTTCCACCTGCATAACATGGATTATTTTCATCAGGATCTTCTACACTAAATTCTATTCCTTCTATTCTATATGTACCAGCATATGGTAATGTGGCAATAGTTCCAGTTTCATCCCATCCTGGAATTGATATAGTTTCTTCAATTACTCTTTCATCTCCTGAATTATTATTTGAGAGTGTACTATTTAAAAGCGTAGCTCTATAATATCCACATGAAGGAACTGAAATGCTTGTTCCTGTTGAATCTCCCATATCAACAGAAACTGATTCATATACTATAGATTGACATGAATCACCTGAAATATTAGCAGATGCTGAAGAGTGGAATCCCCCGTTAATATATTCTAATCTATATTTTCCACATTTATCTACTGATATATCAATTCCATTAGGTGAAGTACCTTCGATATTTATCATATCCTTTATGATTTCTTGTGGGGCATCTATAATTAAAGAATTATCATTAGATGTTGATAATGTATTTTCGCTCGCAACTAAATATGTAGTGTTTATTTTTTCGAATATATCTACGACTTCATCATATTTAATCCCATTTATATTGACATATGATTCTTCTGCTCTAGAAATTAGATTAGATCTACCTGTAGTAGTTCCCCCATATACAAACCCTTCAACATTAGAAAGTGCATATCGAATATAATTTGATGTTTCACCTGACAAATCATTTACAAATTCTAATATAACTTGTTCATTATCTTCAATCAAATCAAAATCTTTAATTAAAGATTCAATTTCAAATTTATCTTGTCTAGAATAAGATTCAACTGAAAGATTTCCTGCGTGATCTCCTCTAGGAATATTAAGTTGAAGATCAGATACAGTTTGAAAATATGATAGAGAAGGGTCAGATGCGCCAATAAAAACTTCTAATGAATCTAATGGAGTAGCTTTACTCCATTCAGAAAATTCTTTAGGATTATCAACATTAAATTCAGAATATCCTCCAATAACACCACATGTAGATCTACCATTTCCCCCTTGAACATGGTAACATCTTGGAGAATTTAATGTAGGTAATATATTTTTTAAGAAACCATTTCCTGACCATAGTTCAGCATTTGAGAGTACTCTTGTTTTCATAGGTATATCATTATATTCATTTGTAGTTATACCACCAGCAATGATACCATTATCTCTTGTACCATTCGCTCCTCCAAATGCTCTATCAATATTGAGAATTCCTATTTCATGGACATTATCTTCTAAATCAGTGCTTCTCCAATTTATAGGATCAATAGTTCCTAGAAAATCTCTTTGAGAACTGTCATAATCTGGTTTAAGAGTAATTTGACTTTCAATTAAATGTGAAATTTCTGAATCATTTTCATCTTCTAATTCATAATTAATTTGATTGGATTTAGTTTGACATGAATCATTTTCAAAATTACCTGATGTTCCAAAATTTTGAATATTGTCTGTACTTATTAAACCTCCAACCCAATGAGATATTAAATTATCAGACCAAAATATATTATTATTATCATTTTTTGTTTGAGATTCATCTAATATAGTTGTACTAGTGCCATCTTTTATTCTAGCACCTAAAACATTTTTTATTGTATAATAATGACCAAAATTATTTTCTGGATCAAAAGTAAATTTTAAATTTAATAGAATATTTGCAATTTTTAGTTTTTCAAATGGTTTAGTTGAAATAGTTAAATCTGGTATTGTAAACCATCCACCATTTAAAAAATCAGAATTAGTTAAAAATCCATTATATAAAGATGGATCAGATAGATATTTTTTATACTCATCATTTACATATTTATCAGGAGACCAAAATTCAAACATTTTTGCTTCAATATTACCATTTCCTGAAAGACCTGGCGTTGTAGATAAAGTGACATTAGTATTTCTACTGTTATCATTAAATCCATCTGTTGTTATTCTACTAGCCCACCATACATCACCAAATTTAGATAATTTATGAAAAACTAAAAAGGTATCTATATCTTTAACAAAATTCTGTAAAGTAATTTCCTCAACTTCAATATCTTTAAATGATAATTGTTGTTTAAATTCATCCCATAAAATGTTATTATCAGCATATTCCCATAATTGACGAAGTAATATATCATCTATATATTCAGTATCACCATCAATTAAAAATGATTGGGAAGACCATTCATCTCTAAATTTCATTTCAGTACCAGAATCGGTTGGAATTACAGGTACTCCAGTTGTTCCTGAAGTACCCATAGTCCCGCCTGACATTGTAGGTATATTAGAAATATTAGTATATGTTGGTACAAATACTCTACAATCATTTTCTTTATGTATACTGAATTTTAATCCAGTATATGCTTGGTAAAAATTACCCCAATCAAAAATTTGGTCATTTAATGACATCTGATTTATTTTCTCCAATTATTTACTTTTTGGAGTTGCACTCTCCGGGGTATCTTCGCTCTTGAGAAGTTTCTCAATTGCAGTTTTACCCTTTTCTTCAATATATTTCTTAACACTTTCAGATTCGCCTGCTTTTTCAACAGCAACTCTAAGGGTTTCAACTAATTTATCTTCTGAGCTTGGAGCTTCAGATTTCTTAGTTGCCCACTCCTCAGTCCAGTTGATTGATTTTACTAAATATCCTTCAGCAATAGCTTCAACTGCATCAGGAATATCAAATCCCAATTTCTTTTCTATTTTCTTGATACCAAGTTTTGCAGCAAGTGTAACAACAGCAGTACTAATACCAAGTAAAATTGCTGCAACTTTCCAAATTAAAGAAACCCATGGGTTTGTTTTTTCAGATACTTCTTTATCTGAATCTTCAGATGTTACTGTAGGTTCTACTGTGGAAGATGATGTTGATGATACAACATTCTTTTCAACACCAGAAACTGTGACAACAGGTTCATCTTCTGCTACAATGTAAGAAACTGGTGCAACAGATATACCAAAAACTAACAAGATTGATAATAATAGATTACGCATATTTTTCTCCTTTATGAAATCCAATTTACTCTATAATTATATATTAACATTCACTATTCTCTCCAACAAACAAATCTGGATATGTTCCTGATTCAGGTTTATCGTCTGTAGGAATAGCAAGGCCTGTTTTACATCCAACTAATATAAAGTTTCCATTAAGAGTATCTGTATCAGATTCTCCGTCTCTTGATATAACAAAATATGCAATTGAACCTCTAGTAGCCTTTAGATCTTCATAAAAATTTCCATATATTTCAAAATATCCCATCTTTCCATCTTTTACATATTCTGGGATAGGTACAGTATAACTAAATTTTTTATATTCAGAATCATTTGGATTTCCGAAATCTCCAGTATTAACTACCGCGACCCAAACATCAAATTTCATATTACCACATGTTCCATTTGGGCAACAATTTAAATCATCAGGAGTAAATTCATTTTCATTTACAAAATATGAAATTCCTAAATAACAAAGGCCAGGATCTGGACCATCAACTCTCATATCAAAGTGAGCAAATCTAGTATATTCAGGATCAAATTCCAATCCATGAGTTTTTGGAGAAACACCAGATGGAGAATCTAAAAATTCTAATTCATTTGGTCTAGGTCCATTTTCAGCATCCCAATCAAATTCATCAATTTTTCTATTAAATTGACTTAAACATAACCATTGTTCTTTTGTCATTATATTTGGAAGTTTTGCACCTTCACAATCTTCTGCAACATGACGACCGTTTACTGTAGTGACATTCCATTTTGTTATGCCTTGATTATAATTATATAATTCATTTATATCTAAATTATTTATTTCATATTGAGACCAAGGATTTGGGAGACCACCTAAGAACATTTGAGAAATTGCAATTGCTCCATCTTCTCGGGTTCTCCTAATTCTAATTTTTATTGAACTTGTATTTTGTCCTACTCTAAATGCAACGGCTGAAGTTCTATATTCAGGCAACCATAAATCTTGTTCTGCGTATAAGTTATGATGAGGCCAAGGTCCTAGAACAACAATTTCTTCAACTGTATCTAATGCACCTATTACTTCAATCCCCAAATCTTCGTACCGAGAATAACATCCTGTAGTTAAATCTGGAGTACATGTTATTCCTGGTATATCTGGAGTTCCTGTTGTTCCTGTAGTTGGGCATCCTGTAGTTGGCGTTCCTGTTGTTCCTGTAGTTCCAGTTGTCCCAGAAGTTATACAATCAGGTTCTCCAACAGAAGAGATTCCGGGAACCATCGAACTATCACAATATGGGATTTCATAATCAAATTCTATCGCTTGATGATTTTCTTCGGTATATACACCAGTTCCTTTTATAGCAAATACTAATTCAGTTCCTCTAAGTTGAGGTGGTATATAAAATTCTCTTTGTAGATATCTACCATGTTCTCCATTAACATCAGTAAATGATACCCCACCGCTATATACTAAAAGTCTTTCAACACCTTCATTTTGTATATCTATATCATTAGTAACTTCACCATCATCAACTGCTATCCATGAATTTTTCTTTTCAAAACAATCAAAATTACCACCATTAAAAAATATCTTTTGTCCAGATGAATCATAATCTAATAAATTACCATATAAAAGAGACAAATAATTAGGTGAACTTGCAGATGATACAGAAATGAAGTTTAATAAAAACCTCAAATTATGTTGCAATTCTGATATTGGAAGGTTAAAATTTTCGTCATTTACGTTTGTACTAGGATTTACTAATGATATCTCATCAATAAATTCTTCATCAAATACATCTTCTGCCATAAGGTTACCTCTTTTAGATTAATTCATCCCACCATTCAATGCCATTTTTAATTGCCAAATAATGAACTGTACATGGTACAGGGGAACTTGTTCTAACTCTAAATTGATTATTACTTTTCTCAACCCAATACATATTTATATTTTCATTAGAGGAAAGTATGATAGAATACCCAGGATCGTCCACGTTTATATTCATATTTCCTGACTCAGATTCTACTCCAATTTCTGGTTTAATAATCAATTCATTATTATACCAATATTCTAGATTTACTTCAGTTGGTGAAGGGAATATTAGAGAATCATTGGTATTTCCTGGCCATTCGTTATATGAATTTCCATCTGAATCAATAAACACTCTATCAGTAAGGGTTCTTCTACCAACATAAATACTATCTGGTGTAAATACCCCACCAAATACATCTTGATGGAATGCCATCCATGCAACTTCTTTCTCTAAGAAATAACTAGCAGAAACAGTAAATCTATCAGGACATAAATTATTCCAATATATTTTTTGATTCAATGGATTTGAAATAAATATAAAATAATTCTTATCTTTAAATGGAGAATCAAATTTTATTGTTTCACTCTTAATATTTCCATTAACTTTTAACACTCCTGCTTTAAATAGACTCGTATCTATTTCTTTAGCAATTACCCAATCTATATTTTGACTAAAACCATTAAATGATGTTAGCATATTAAATCTAGTATTATCAGTTCTTTCATAAAAAGTGTTAACATTAGAATTAGGTGACATAGCAATTAATCCACTAACTCTTCTATTGTTCGATAGTCCCATAGAACCACCTCCAGCCTCTAAAACATCAATCCCAAATGGTTTGATTTGGTTAAGTTCGGTATAACTTGGTTTAAACACATCTACAGAATCTCTTATAAATGTTTCAAACTCTTCTTTTTTATCATCATCAAAATATAAATCAGGTTCTGATAAATTTTCTACATCGAAATTTAAATTAAATTTATGAGATCTAAATATTTGAGCAATACCATACATATATTCTTTATCGATTTGTGTTAATCTTAAATCCCCGTTATCAGTTTTCTCAAATATAACAGGTTCGCCTGAATTATAAATTCTACCATCAGTAAAAGATATTCTTTCATCTTCTATGATTGAATCAAAGAACCAAGAACCTATAGCACTCGTTGAAAATAAATTAGTTTTAATGAATGAATAAGTCGTTGTTACTTTTTGACGATTTTCTGATTTATCAGATTTACCATAATATAAAAATAATTTAAAATTTGATCGTATTGCATCTTGTAATCTGACCCAAATGACAGCATAGTCTCTTTCATAATCATAATATGCAACTTTAAATTTTAATGGCTTTCTACTAGATGCATCTGAATATAATCTTATGGATCTATCATTTATTGCAGTCTGAGAAAAATCAAATGTATTTTCTGATCCTAAAAATTTACTTAACAATGGAATATTATTAGATTCGCTATCATTACTATTATTATATCCATTACCATATATAGTTATAGGTATAGCAAAATCAGTATTATCATTAAATCTACCATCCTCTAATTCTATAAATCCATCTATATCAATTCTTCTATAAAATGGGAATTCAGATTGTAGAGGACTTAATTGCGGATTTACAGTAAATTCTGGTCCTATATTAATATTAAATTTATTTAATAATGAAGAATGAAGATTCACTAATCTATATTCATCTGATGTTTGACCATCATTTTTCATAATATCGAAATAGTTCATTCTATAACTAAAAGTTCTATCAGGATTAAATATTACATAACTTAAATTTGATAAATTTGTAGAATATGTATTGATATTTGCTAAAGGTTTAATATTTCCTTTGAAAAATACTTTTATATTAATGAAATAATTAATTTCTACTTTAGTTGAAGGTATAACATTAGCAGAAATTTCAAAGGTTAAGGGTTGATATGTGTCAGGTTCAATAACCCAATCTAAATCTTTCCTATTTATTTCAGTATATTTTTTGCAAATGGGTGATCCAGAAGAACCTGTTGTTCCAGTCGTTCCTGTTGTACTTATACTATTAGTACTATCATTAGTTAATGTATCATGATATTCAATTAATGGATCTCCATTTTTATCTAAATAAATGGATCTCCATACATTACAAGCAAAGTTATATTGTAATGTGTATGTTGTTGTACTATTATTTATTTGAGTTATAGGAACTGTTGATAATATAGTCTTCCATTCATCTTTATATTCCCTATCTGCCCATTCTGTAGGTATAGATAATGAATTTAATTTACTTTCATCTATAATGTTTTGTTGAAATAATGGCCTTTCATATATTTCGTTATCAATTTTGTTTGGAAGTTGATATGAAGTTAAGAAAGTAGGGTTTAAATTATCATAAATTAATTCATCATTGTTTACAGAAAATGATGTCGTTATGTTAATCCTATTTAATGTCTCATCTATAGGAAGTTCATATGTTAAAAATCTATTACCTATTTTAAATTCTCTACCGTGAACTGAATTTAAATCAACGTATCTTGATCCATCAAGAAGAGTTTTAATTCTTCTTGTTGAATCTATTTCTCTAGGTAAGCTAGTAGAATCTGATATTATTAATTTAGTATTAACTTTAGGGACATTATTAAATGACGTTATTTGGCTGATTTTTGGTAAGGATACTGGATATAATCTTTGAGAAAATACTTGAGAATTTATACCAGGAAAATTATTAAATTTAGTATATTTTCTTGAATCTTCTATATCTTTTTCAAAAATATATAATAATTCATTCTGATTTACATTAACATCTTGCAATGTAGATAATGCCAAATTCATTGTATCTTTGGTAAATAATATAAATAAATCATCAAAATGTTCTATATTTATTATATTTTTTCTATCTCTTATTATTTTATAATCAATAGGTTCGTAAGAATCTATTCTTCTATTTTCATAGCCAGGAACTATATTATCAAAAATATCATCGCTTGTCCATATATGAGAATAAAATGAATCAGTTGAAATTCTGTCAAACTTTTCAAAAAATCCAAAATATTGTAATGCACAAGGGTCAACAATTGTTATCTCTTCATTCCAGAAGAAATAGAATATATTTTCATCATAGAATGAATTTTCTAAGAATTTGAGTTCTTTATCTGTTAATTCTTGGCCATCTTCAATATCATTAGTAAATAATAATTCCACCTGAACATATTTATTTTGTTCTGGTATATCATTAGGATCTACAATCAATAAAAAATATTTCTTTTGATTTAATACTTCCATATAATAAAAAATTAATACTTTTTTATTGATATAGAATGTTTTTACAATATTAAAAAGTGATACATCAACTTCTTTAGGTATCAATTCTCTCATTATAACTGGAGTTCCATTTGATGGAGTTATAGTATATTCATACCAATTTGAAAGTGGCAATCTTCCCTGTTCTTTTTGATATAAAACTTCTAAACTTGTTTCTAAATTAGGTTCTTTAACAGTTAATGTAAAACTTTCGGTTAATTCTTCTTCTGGTAAATTTTCTTTATCAACAGTTAAAACTCTTCTAACCCAAATTTTTAAAACACATTGAGGTGGTATTTCTAATGGTAATTCATTACCTGACCATGTTTTTTTGAATACTAAATTTCTTAATTTATTATCAGTGTCATATTCATCATTTATATAAATTGAAGGATTTCCTGGCTTTCCAAAATCACTAGGAATTTTTCTTTTAACTTCATTAATGGTATAAACACCTTCAACATTCATATCAACATTAGAAATAGAAAATGGAGATCCTGTAGATCCAGGGGTTTCAATACCAGTAATTGGATCAGGTACAACATCTGAAACTGAAACTTCATTTAAAATTACATATTGGTTGATACTTTTATTTGTTATATAGATACATCTATAGTTAATGTTAGATTTTATTACATCTGATGCAACTATATTATCAAAAACATTAGTAGAACCTGAAGGTATATTATATTTTAATATTTTTAGATTTCCTAAGTTTTCTTCGTCAAAATATTGGCCACCCAAAGTTTGCCCATAAACAACACTGTTTAATCCTATACCACAAGGATTATTATCAGGATTACCTCTACTCAAATTAAATGTCATATTTGGATTAGGTGCCATTATATATCCTCAAATATTAAGTTAAATTTATTATCATTTATATGAACTTCCACTGTTTTCTTCTCAGTAAATTCTTCATATTTCATTATACTATCTTTATAGAATGTATTATCTTTTATTAATATTGGATATTCATCTATAAATTTAGAATCATATACATGTACAGAAATATCATATAACTCTATTTTACCAGAAAGTGCCCAAATTGAAACGCACTCATCAGGAGAACCTGATGTCCCTGTAGTTCCTGTTGTGGAAACATTATTCGTTTGAATTAATGTATTTGGATTTTCACAATCTAAATAAAATACAACTCTATCTCCAGTTCTAAGAGTTATTTTACTTCCTATAATATTTCCATTACTATCTAATTCTGTTACATTTGATCTATTATATCTAATAACATTAACTTTAGTTAGATATGGTACAACTCTGAAAAAATCTTCAGGTTTACTTATTTTGTAAGGATCGGATCCTTTTTCAATTCCCCATGTTATAGAGTATCTACCTGGTACATCCCAATAATTAATTCCTATTCCAAGATTATTAGCATAATCCTTTTCAATAACAAATATTTTATTTTCTTTTATATAGAAAGTATCTACTGGTTTTGGATATAATTCAGGAGGATCATCTTCTATAATATAATATAATTGATCATTGATTAAAATATACTGAACATAATCTATAGATTTATCATATTTATTAATAAATGAATTTTCTGGAATCCCAAATTTTTCATCAATTTTTACTATATATTCATTTAAAGATCTTCCATCTATAGTACTTGCAAATTTATAATTTTTTGGCTTATTAATTGTATAATCAACTTGACCTACATATGTCATATCATTAAACATTTTAAATCCGACATAAAATCCATCTATAGGTAATGTTGATGCGAATTCTTCTTTAAAATTATTAAATGTAAAATCTGAACTTACAGTATTACCCAATTTATTAGGATATGTCATTTGTAAATCTTCAAGACCTGTCATTATAGCTTGTAACGTTTCCCATTCTCCCTTGAGATATCTTTCAGAAAGTTTTTCATATTTTTTATTTGTATTATAATTTAATATTAGTTGAAGATCGTTTCCTCTTTCTGCGAAAAATATTTTTATACTATTTGTAGTAACTTTGGCTTTTAATCTATACCATACATCAGGTTTGATACTTCTAGTATTAAATTCTCCCCAAGATGCTAAATAAGTTTCTTTAACTTCACCATCATCTGTTATGCTTCTCATACCAAGACCAACATCAAAATTATATGTTCCAATACCAACAAAATAGTAATCAGTAATTCCCCATTCTTTATCAATTGGAACATAGTTATTTTCTGCTTTTAGTATAATTTCAAATTTCTTTTCAAGATCAGTATTGACTATATCTTTATCAAATATAACCTGACATTCAAATTCGTAATCAGATGATTCTATATCACTTAAATATATAGGCGATCTAGACCCAGAATTACCAAATATACCTACATTATTAGTGTTCCCATTAGTACCAGAAAAACTTTGAAGTTTAGGATTTTCAAATTTATCTTCCATTTTGAAACAACGAGTATTCTTATATGGAACAATGGAATATGGTAAAGCATCGCCTGTGAACTTTAACTCTATATCAGGTTGTCGAGTTGCTACTTTATATTTTCTTTCATCTTCTACACATGGAATCCATTTAAAATCTCGTTTTGCCCCAAAATCATCAGTAAATTTATTAACATCTGTTAATCTAAATAACTTATCTGAATATAATTCTATAAAGAAATTTGTAGTCCCATAAAATTTAGTAAAATCAAATTGTTGTGTATTTAATACAACAGTAGAATTTTTACCATTAACATCAGTTGAGATATAATAATGATCATTTGGAAGAGTATAGTTATCAACAATAACATTTCTTATTAATCTTTTCCATTTTGGAAATGGTTCAACTAATGGTGGAACATTAAAGAACATAACCCTACCATCAGATACACCAAGAGTAACTTGTCTATCAGGAACTCTAATTGAATCTTCAGGATTGCAATTTTCAGAAACTCTTGTTTGATTAATAACAACTCTTGGTAAAGACCCTACAGGTAATCTATATTCTGGATAGAATGCCCAATATTTGTTAATTTCATAAAGATCAGAAGAAACTGGACAATAAATTTTATTTATTTTGAAACAATCTATAAATTCTTCATTCCATTCAGTTAAATCCCATCCTATCCTACTATTTTCATTTATCAAAAAGTCTTCATTGTTAGAATGTACTAAATACCAATTCCAAAGGCCAACAGGTATAAAAGTTCTATTTGAATTAGAATCATTATTAACAATATTTCCAAATTGAATTGTGGTTAAATCTGAATCTATTATAGAATCTAATGGTATTGGTGCTCGCATCCTTTCTGATATTTTAATAATTTCTTCATTATCAAGTGTGAATCTATCTTCGTTTATATCAAATCCTATAGAGTTATATATTGAGTCATCAAACGTACCAAAGCCATATTCATTATTCCCACTTGTTGATAAACTATGTTCCCATCCAACACTAGAAACACACCAATCTACATCTACAATATAATTTGATGGATATGCGTCAATAGTTTGATCTGAAAGAACTAAAGGTACACCTTGTGGATTTCCTGAAGTATTTCCCAATCCACTATATACATTAATTCCGTCATTTGTAGGATATCTAGGTTCAACTTTTCTTTCAATCCATATTTTATTAGGATTCCACCAATTAAATTCATTTTCAAATTCTTCTTGTTGTTCCAAATCTGTTTCATCTGGATAATCTATATTTTCCAATCGTTTAAATATATTTACTATTAAATTAGGAATATAAAATGCATTTGGTATATTATCTATTATGCAGTTTTCATCATAGTCGGCGGGTACTGGATATTCTCCTGGTTCACATGGACTAGCTTCATGTAATGTTAATGGAATTATATTAGTTGAATTAAATTTAGCAACAAAAGAAGTATTTACATCTAAGAAATAATTACTCATTATGGTTCTACTATATTTCTCTTCCCAATATACTCCTTCATCTATTTTAATTTGGACATTATTATCATTTTCAATAAATGTAAATCCATCATAAGAATGATTTGCATACACGCCAATCATATTTATTTTTGCATCACCTCTTAATATTTCTGGAGGTAAAATCATAATAAATTTATCAGTTTCTAATTTACCAATAGGAATAAAATATCTTATAATATCATTATTTGAAATTGGGGTTTCAGTATATGTTGGATAATTATCATTAATTCCATCAGGGTATTGAATATCAAATAATCCCCATAAAGTAGTATTTTCACAATATCTACAAGTTAATCTTTCATGAACCTCACTATCTATGATTCTAACACCTATTATTTCTTGAGAACTTGTTCCTGCCGTAGATGTATCTCTATAAATTGGAGCAAACACTTCATTATCAATTATTGATCCGTCAATAGTCCACGTTTCTGAAACTGAATTTGGGCACACTTCTTCCCATAATCCATTATATTTAACGGATTGAGGATTAGATTTAATATGGGTATTTAATTTTGTGTTTAAAACAAGATTACTTAAATCATTTTCAATTCTAGTTAATTCAGATGTATATTCTAATACATCACCTGCACTAGCAGATATTGTATGAGGTAAAATTCTTGAATCTTCATATACTATAGGTGTATAACCAGAATTTCCTTTAGAATAACCTGCACCAACACGGAACCAATTTACAACAGGTTCGTAAAATTGTCCTACTGGAATTATTAACCTATTTAGGGCGTCTTCTCTATTGGAAAAATTAGTTTCCATAAATTCTCTATTCATAAAAACATTAAATCTTGTTCCCCAATCATCTGATATTATGGTATCACCATATACTCTATCTACTGAGTTGTCAGTAGCAGTTTCTAAATTTTTACTTAGTTCAAATCTTGATTCAGATCCATCAAAATTTTCAGTAAATCTAATTCTAAATGTTTCAGATGTAGGTTTATCGACATTTGTAAACCCATAAGAATTATATTGTAATAAGTTATCGTTTCTTGAATCTAACCATTTTGGACTAATTTGTTTCCACTTATCTTTATCTTCTAAGAGATTTTCATCAATTTCATCTAATGGAATTACTGAAATCGAATTCAATAAGAATGAAGATGATTGTACAGAGAATCCATATGTTCCCTCTTCTTCTATAGGAATATATTTATTTGAAGTTTCAGTTTCTTCCTTATTACTATTATACACTATAGTTTGTTCATCACTTTGAATTAAACTTATATTATCAAATATAGTAATAAATTCTTCTTTATTACTGTATTCTAATAAACTTTGTTCTTTTGTATTTTTTACGTTATTCTGTGCTTCAGTAAAACTATCATTTTGCCTATATTTTAATGTAACAGCATTATCATTAACTATAACTTTAAAATCATAAAAACTATCTTCACTTAACTCTTTGGTTAATCCATTTTCATCTAAAAGAGAAATGAAAAATTGTCTTTGGTCAATATTAGTTTTATCTTTATTTAAATTCAAATATCGGTAAACTGGACCATTTACACTCTCATTATATTCAACATAAGCCAATCCAAATTCGCTTTTTATCCCGTCATATATAATTGAATAATATGAATCTATATTAGAATAAAGATCTTTTTTTCTAAATACACCTCTAAATAAAATCTGGAAATTATTTCTAGGTCTAAACGGTAAAATTACGTCATCAGTAATAACTTGGATTTCTGGTTTAATTCTAATATTCATTTCTAAATCTTTATATTTTTTGGATTTAGAAATTATACCTGAATTTGTATTTCTATTTGGATTTGGTGTTGAATATGATACTTTAAAAATTTCTCCAATTTCTAATGACTGATTTGGTATAGTCAATATACCTTTACCATTAGATTCAGTAATATCTAAATTGACATCATTTACTGTAGCTAATTGATTTGTAGAAATTATTTGATTGGGTAAAAAATTAACAAAGCTAGTAACATTATTAGATTCATTAGTTTCTTCTCTCCACCCTTCAAAACTAAGTTTTAATTTTTTAATATTAGATTCGCCATATGTAGATTTAATTTCATATGGATAATATCCTGGAGAAAGCTTAACATAATCACTATATTTAACTTTTTCATTTTGTCTAATTTCTATCAATCCATATTCAGTATTTCTTTCTTCAAAATTTAACGTTATAGTTTCATTAGTCACTGTAAAGGGTGTAGTACCTGGAATAGCATCAAAAGAAAACGAATCAACTGAAGTTTCTTTAACTTGGTCTAAAGTTAGAGGGGTTTTCTTTAAACTAAATAAACCAACATGTTGATTAGATATATCTGAACTTAATCCTGAGTTTCCGACATCAAATTCAAAATTATAATATCCTTCTTCTGATATATTAATATATCCTCTTGATACAACAAAGTTATCACCTTTAGTTTCAACTCCAATTGTTGGAAATAAATTTGGTTGTGTCGGGGTAGATGAATAATTTATAGTTGGAAGAACATTATCAAATATAGGATTTCTAATAGAATTTTGAGATACGCCTATTATTTCAGGTGGAACTGTTACTCCTGATTTCCAATCTGCCCATAAATAATCATCTGTATTATCACTTGGATTTTCATTTCTTTCATTTTCATTATTTGGTATTTGTCCTAAAACATTAACAACTCTGCTAACATATCCAAAAGGAGCCTGCCATATTTTATATGTAGCACCAAAATTAAAATCTCTATCTCTGATAAAATCATTATTTTTTGTTACTGAAAATCCTTCTAATGTACAAGATAAATCAATAGGGTCAAAACAAAAAGCTGAAGGATCTAATGTGCCTTCACATTGAGATTTATTCTCTAATAAAATAGATCTCCCATCATTTCTTTGAATTTTTATTATATTAGGTGAATAATCATTTATTGAAAATGATGAATAACAATCATCTGATTGGTTGTCAATGATATCAAATGGATATGAATGTCTTGTTATATAATGATAATTATCTATTAGTAAATTGCTAGTTCTACCAATATATTGAGCATTGTCATTATTCCATCCTGTAACTTTTATACCATTGAATACAAAATTATTTTTTGTATTCTCTAAAGTAGGATCAAGTAAAAAATGATCAAATAAAGGATCAGGACTAGTAGTAGAAAAATTAGAAGTCCACATTTCTTTAACTTCAGTTACAAAATCATAAAGCCGGAAAAACGATTCTATTGATTCAGAAGAACCTTTTTGTTTAAATAAAGCTGAAGTATCAACAATAAATTGTCTAAATTTATCAGTTTCTTCTTTTGTAGCAGTACCCAATGAAATTTTATTAAAAATATCATATTCTAAAAATGATACGAAATCATCATTTAATTTTTGTTCAGAATAACCAATTTTCTTTGAATAAAAACGAGAATGATTAAATGTGTCACTAAAATAAACTAATAAATTTTCAGGAGTATGATCAATATCCACTAGATTAGAAACTTGTTTAATTTCTTTATACATCCTATCGAACATTTTTGATGTTGCATTAATTAAATCAGAAAACCCGTCACTCGTTTCATATGCTTTCAAATGAGGAACTGTCATATGACTCTTAAGCCATTTAATTGACATAAGATTTACTTTTAATTGTTTTTCTTTTGTATTTTTTACTCGGTATGTTATGCCAGTATTAGTATCATAAAATGGTTCAGAAGTAATACTTAGAGATACTACATAATTACCAGATACTTCATAAAATTTACTTGGGTTCTGATCTACTGAAATTGTAGAATCTCCAAAGTTCCAACTTATATAATCTATTCTAGTAACATATATTTCACTGACATCAATATTAAAGTTATCAATAATATTACCATCTTCATCTACAAAAACTGTAGTTTCATCTTGTTGGACAAATCCTAATGTGGATTTATTTTCAAAATCTATAGTTTGTGGGGCAAATGATACTTCAGGTGAAAAAACAAAATCTGCCAAAAAACGTCTAGCCATTATTAATCTACTCCATCTGCTTCAATGATTATATCCCCAAGAATAGGAAATTCATATCTATTAAGTTGTAAGTTAAAGGAGAATACCCATTCTCTTTCTCCTGTATTAGAATCTGTCACATCTAATAATGGTTCAACTATAGTTAAAAGAGATTCATCTTTTGCTAGAAGTTCTAAAATCTTTCTTCTTTTAACTTCAGCAACAGTTTCATTAATATCTGTAACGGCATCAATATCGTAATCAGTTGCAGATAATTTATCATTTTCATCTTTATGCCATGCAACTTCAACATAATCTATATTTGATACATTATTAGTTATATCAGTAACTAGATCAGAATGATGCAAATTTTCTCCTAATTCCCTATTAGATTTTTCAAAATAATTTCTTATTACTCTTTCAATTCCATTCTTTACTGTTGATATATTTCCTAAGGTTGTTGGTTTAAATCTAACTCTAACATCTATAGGAATATTAGTTGCAGAAAATACTTCATGTTCAACAGTGGCCATTGATTTAAATTTCTTATCTAATGTTTCTATTATATATTCTTTTTGTTTTTTAGTTATCTCATTTCCAAATCTTGGAAGAACAACTAAGAATATATAATTAAAAAAGAATCTATCATCATCTGTTGTAATAAATCCACCTTTAATTGCATCTTTATAAGACATAGCTTCTGCTTTAAGAATTATATCATTAAATGCTGATCGGGAGAATGATGCATAATCATTTAAAGAAACAATTCTATCTTGTCTCAAATTAGCAGATGATGCAGATTTTCTCAATTCTTCTGTTGTTTCAGGATTTCCTCCACCAACAGCAGAATTACTTTGAGAAATAGTTAATATATCAGAATCTATTTCTGTTCCTTCAGAATCATATATTATAGAAGAAGATGTTCTAGAATCAGAAGAAAAGAATGTTTCATTTTTAAGCCCTAAAAGTTGAATAAATTGTTGTTCAAATTGAACAGTTATATTATCGTCACCAAGTATTTCTTTTGATAATACAACAGAATCTGCCAAACTATTTGGAGGAATATTACCATCTCTTCCAACTGTTCTTAAACCAAAAATATACATTTCATTTCCATAAGGATCTACACCAAAATCTATTCCATTTCCAAACTTTATTTCAATCCTTCTAGTATCTTCAACTCTAGCAAAAAATACTTTAGCTCCAGGTTCAATATCAGTACTTGAAGTTAAATTAGATGCATTTATCCATTCTTCCCAATTATTAGAACTATTTTTAACAAAAATTCTTATATCATTATATGATATATTTTCGGCTGCTACTTGGAATTTCAATTCTTTATCATTTGTTCTATCAGCAGAAAATTTAATACCCAATTGATTATTTGCAGAATCTATAGTACCATTTCTATTTATGAAAGAGAAACGAATATCACCTTGTTTCAAACTATCAATAGAAAATGTTTCGTTTATATTGTTATATCTAATTCCAGGAATTGTTCCTGCACTAGTAACTTGACCAGAAAAATTAATAGTTCCATGTTTTTGGAATTCGTATATTGGGGAAAAATCTGCAAACCAATCGATTATTATATTGCCATCAGTACTTTCAACATTTATAGTGAATCCAGTAGTAGTTTTATTAGTAAACCATACATTAACATTTTTATTTGCAACCATATGTAAACCATATTCAGTATTTTCAAATTCTCCGTCAAATGTTATATCCTTTGTAGTCTGATCTCCACTTAAAGTAACAGTTCCTCTTCTTCGGGTAGAAGATGTTTCTTCGTCTATAACATTTTGATCTGTTGAAAACACAAAAGTAGAATATGAAACACTTCCAGTAAATGATTTTTCAACTTTCACTTTAAAACCATTTGCTGTTTGGTCTTCATACCATACATTAACATTTTCATTGGGGGTTAAGAAAATTGTATATGGTGCATCAACACCATCTATCTGAGGAATTGGTTCATCGAATACAACTTCTATTTCTCTAGAATCTTTAGGATCAATTCTAGTTGCAACCCAATTGATATCACCTTCAAAAGCTGCATTAGGTTCTATATTTACAGTGAATCCATCTTCACTCTTATTGCTAAACCAAACTTGTATATTTTCGGAAGGAGTAAGAGATACTGAATATTCAACTGAATCTGTACCAGTTGTAGATGAGGTAAATGGTTGATCAAATGCAACAAATGTATTTGTTATTCCTTCTGAAAAACTAACAACTCCTGATTTTTGTTGAGTTGTAGTTACATCAACTTCAGGTACAATTTGGAAATTACCAAATCTTTGTCCTGTATCTCTTAAAATTGTAGGAGTCCCACTTTCAGGATCTACATATCCAGGATATATTTTAGCTATAGTAATTTCATCTACAGTTGGTTCTAAAGATGTTACATTTAATTTAGCATCATAATTAAAATCAGGAGCATCAGGAGTAACAATCGCCATATTTACATTATATTCTGTTACATTGGCATCCCAACTATTTAAATCGAATACCTGAGAACTTATTCTTCCATTTCTGAAAGTATAAACTACCCCATTAACTAAAACTTGCCATGGGGGAGAATTTCCATCTTTGTTTATATCTAAATGAATTTGTTTAACCCCAAACTCCGTTGATTCTAGTTTATCATATGTAAACTCAGTAGAACCAACATTACGCATTCCTAATATTCCTTTATAGAATTTACCTTTGGCATCATTTGATACTTCTCTTAATGTCCAAAAATTACCATCTTCGTCTTCAGGAACTAATCTAATTGCATTTATTACATCATCTTTTCTTTCTTGGAGAATATTTCCATCATCCAATATTTCCAATGTTGGTCTAGATTGTTCTTTATCATATGTGAATAAAACATAATATGTAGTATTTGCTTTTATTCTAAGGGTTGTATCCTTCATTGTTATATTTCTATTAAATGGTTGACCAACTGAACTTGCGTTACTTGGATTAAATAATGGGACATTATCTACATCATAACCTTTATAATTATTTCTATTTAATCTATCCAAAACTGATAATGGTTCAGAATCAGATAAATTAAGTACTATATTTGTAGGATCGAAAGCAGGACTTGATGTTGTACCTTCTGTTTCCCAAAAATCTCTTGATGCAGTGTATGGAAATTCAAATCCAGAATAACTAAAATCATTTTGTTGAATAGGTCTTGTACCAAACCCTTTGATCATATATACCATATTATTTACATTCGTGAAAGTGAATTCATCGCCGGCAGGTGTAGTTATATTTGATGGAAATGAAGAATACGATGGGATTTCAAAATATGTATTTTCTTTTCCTAGACAATATTCCGAATCAAGGCTACCTACAACATCAAGTTGTGCTGATTGATATCCTCTTGGATCATAATTTAAGAGACGAGCAATACGATTTAAATTTTTATATCTTTTGGCAGATGGTAAAAATGGTTCATTTGCTACAGAATTAATATAATACCCAAATAGAGATCCCAAATATGAATATAACCCTACCAATGTATTAATATTAGATGCTGTAAAATCAACATCTTTATATGTTCCGGTTTCTCTTAGATATTGTATCAATTCAGATCGAACTGCATCAAAATCTATTGTAGAATAATCAATATTAATTGCTTTGTTATCTTTTGCCATTATTTAACTCCAATTATAGCCTCTCTAGCGAAACCTGAAGTGTATCGACTTCACCTGTTGTAATAATTTGATAAACTACTTCAATTTCATATGAACCTTCTGTAAAATCCATTTGAACATCTAAATTTAATAGTTTTATTCTTCTTTCGAAATTGATTATTGTACTTTGAAGCTCTTCACCTAATCTTCTAGCTGTAGTTTCATCAAAAGGTTCAAATAAGAATGATTTTATTCTGGCACCAAATTCAGGATAAAACACTCTAGTTCCACGGGCAGTTTCTACAATCATATTTAATGCTTGTTTTATAGAATCTGCATTTACGACTTCTGATATATCTCCTGTGGAAGTTATTTTTATATCTAGTGGTAAATCTTTATAAAATATTCTATCATTTTCTGCCATTTTTAGCCCCTACTGCACATATTTATATAGAATCCACAAATATGTGTTGCTATATTGATTTATAACATTTTAACATATATTTTTTGAAATTCAGAAAGGCCTTAAATCGAACTTCCTGGATTTTCTGAGGCTTTTGTTATTGGAGATGGATTTCCATTTTGGAGACCATTAAAGGTCTTTCTTACAGTTATTCCTGGTTCTCTCTGGGCCATAATAGCATCAGTTGGAGAATCTGGAGAATCAGGAGTTCTAGAACCAATACCAAATCCACTTCCTGGACCTGTTGTAACTATTAACGTATGAGCAGTAACTGGACTTCCCAAGTCTGCAGGTCCCATATTTCTTATATATCCCCCACAACTTATGCCAATATCAACAAACAATTGGCTAGCAATAGATGTTTTCTTAGCAACATCTAACATTCCGCCAATTTTAACATCTTTACCAATGCTAACTTTATCAGAAACTCTAAGTTCTTCTGCGGTTATGTCTACATTTTTATTTGCTTCAATTTTAATATTTTCAGCTTTTATGTCAAGATCATCGTTAGTTGTTAAAGTTACTTTACCATCAAGTTTTAAATCAGAAGATCCAAATACACTAGCTTTCAAATCGCCTTTTACTTGTATATTTGCGTTACTATTAACTTTTATATTTGCATTTTTCTTAGCATCTACATCCAGATTACCTGCTATATCTGCGTTCATATTACCATTTTCTACTATTACATCAACATCACCTTCTCTACACACTACACCAACAGATTCTTTAGCATCAATTTGAACATGGGAGTCACACTGTATATGCATTCTTCCTTTGGCATATAAATCATAATTACCAAAAACATGGAGTTCATGATTCCCTTCCACCCCCATTTCATAATGACATGGATCTTCAGTATCAGTTGATGTAGGACCAAAATCTTTACCCCGTTTCTTTCCTACATATATTTTACGATTACCATATGGATCAGTATATTCCATATAATTTTTATGGATTACATATATTTGTTCTCTTCCTAATCTCTGATCTATTACTATAGTTGTACCATTTGCACTAGTGATACACTGAATATCTCGATTTGATGTATCAGGACCATTTTCTTCATTAGAAGGAAAGAATGCTAAATCTGGTTTATTAACTAATGTATTTACAACTGCTTCTGATGCCCATGAATCACCAGTAGCTTTTGATTGGTTTCTTGGAGTGAACTCTTTTTTGAATTCATTTATCTGTTCAACTTTCAGATTTACTTCTGTGTTTCTCCAAGATTTTTGTGTATGCCAATCTCTTGCCATAGGTGCCATGGCAAAATATATAGGTTTATCATGATTTCCTGCCTCAAAAAACAAAAATACCCAATTTCCTCTTTTAGGTACTACGAAATCACCTCCCGTACCACATGCATTAGAAGTTGGATCTTGTCTTATTTGTTGAAAATTATTATTTGATTTATTAGGGAAACTATCTACAGTATGGTCACTTCCCATTACTTTAGATCTATTACCAACATTATATCTTCCATTTTTAACAGTATTTTGTACTGGTTCACTATGAGGATAATCTTGGTTTTTTATATTATATCCACCACTCCACGCTAATCCTAGAGCAGGTTCTGCCCATGGTAATTGTTCAACAGGAGTTATTTCACCATCAAAATTATGTATACCAAAAATTCTAACTTGTAAACGACCTACGTCTTCAGGGTCTGCATTATTTTCAACTAATCCCCTATAAATTCCAGGAAATTTATAGTTTACTTTTTCAAATTCTTCAAAATCAAGTCCCATTATGGTCATCCTCATATTGTTCGAATGGATCAAACATATATAGATTACCATTTACTATTTTTTTATCATATTTCCCTTTTTCAACTTTGGAAAGGAATGATAGACTCTGGCGAAGAAATTCTACAGATTTTACTATTTGGGTTGGACATAAATAAGGATTTCTTTCTAAATGATAAAATCTTATAACTCCAACTATACAAATATTTGCTAATCGGGCTTTAGCTTTTTCTTTATTTTTTTTATTTCTAGATTTAGATATAATATTGTTAATTTTTATTAATTCAAATATTTCTTTTGGTAGTTCTTTCCCTTGATACCATTTCCATTTATATAACCATTTAAATACTTCAGTCGCTAATTTATCATCAATGCATATATCATCAACATCAACTTCAAAAACTGTCTCAAATAAATCAGGTTCAATTTCAATTAAATCAGTTTCAGGTGGATCCTGAAACCAATATTTAATATCTTCTTTTGTAGGTAAGTTTTCTACAGAAAGATTATTATCTTCAATGAATTTTTGATTTTCTAAATATTCATCCACCAGATCATCTACTTTTTTACAACTAGGTCTTCGACCCATTGTTTTTAGACGATTGATGAAATTCTTTCTTATTTTATCTCTATCTAGCATACGTCCCAATTGAACTCCGTCCTTTTCAAATCAAAGTTATAATTGATATTATAACTGATTTTACAAAAAATTATGTTTCAATTGGTATTTATATTCATTATGCTATAGCAGATAGTGCTCTTGCAGTCACTGAGTATTTTTTAACTTTAGAGTAATCTTCAATAATTTCATTAATATCGATACCAGTATACTCTGAGTTTACACTAGTATTAATTAATTTATTAACGCCATAATAATCTCGAATTAGACAAAGATAATCATGTAGAATGCACGCTCCAGATAGAAGACGAACAATAGATAGGGTCATATTTTTCTTAAAAGCATCGATATCATTATCAGAAAATAAAACAGCATTATTTATCGAAACTGGTTCTAAATTTATTCCTTTTCTAATATCATTTTTCTGATATGACTGGATAGATTTTGAATAAATATTAATTTTATTAAATATATCAACACTACCACCAATAAAATCTTTATCGCCACAAATAAAAATAATATTATTTTTTCCATTTTCCATTTTATATGAAGTCATATATCTACATATTTCATTAGATTTTCTACCTACTTCGATACAAATTCCTCTTTTTTTACAATATTCAACATGCGAATTTTCATACCCCCCACCAATTAGTGGCTCAGGATCGTCAATTCCTAAACTATCATATCTAATTTTACTATCTAATGCCGCACAGATATCAGAAGATAACCATCTAGCAAATAATTGACGTGAAGAATAAATATTCATAGAATCATATAATTCTTGAGTTCTTGTATTACCCTTAAATGGCTTTCGGGATCCAAATAATTTACTACTTCCATTTGGAGAAAACCAAAAAGGAACCAAAATATCATCCACATTTTTCTTACTATTTCCAGTTTTTTCTATTTCATTTCTTATTTCATGAAACAAATTAATAGATTTATCCAAATAATCAATAGAATCAATTTCAATATCTTCAATATCATTAAAAGGAATCGGATCATGATTAACATTAATCATAGTTAATGTCATTTCTTTTGTTGTTGCTCCAATTTTATGTTTTAGTATTTTTTCTGACATATTATTCCTTTACGCTGCAAATTTTTTAGAATTAGAAATTTCTTTAAAACTATCTAAAAGATTAGTATCAAATAACTTCTGTAACAATATAGGCTTATCTATAACATTAATTCTAGATAACATTCCAACCAAACTATCTTTTGGTATAAAATCTAAACTAAAATATTTAAATATCCAATCAATATCAGATAATCCATCTCTATATTCTTTTTCGATCCATTCAACAATAATATCAACAGAAGCTTCAAATATATCATTTTTAACAATAATTTTTCCATCGTATATTGTACTAATTGCATCTTTAATTCTTGTTTTATTTCTATCGAAGTTTTGAATTTCTTTAATAGTTAAATATGTAGTATCTTTAAATCTTTCGTCCCACCATTCATTTAGGAAATCTGTACCTAAATAAGATCCAATTATGATATTACCAAATTTTCTAATCCATTTATCATCTTTATTATCAACAATTTCCATTACATTAATTAAACTTCTTCTTGATGGTTTAATTTGAAATGGTAATTTAAATTTTTCAATATTAATCCATTCAGGATTTTTATCTATAACAGAAAGAGTTGTCGAAAGATTTTTATTTTCTGCATATCTAATCCACTCTTTGTTTGTTGGCTCCAAAATTACATGTCCACATCTATCTCTAAGAGCTTCATCTTGTTCAAATGCATCATTTACTACATACTTACCATTACTAGGATTACATGCTGCAACAACAACATCTTTAGATCCAATAGAATGAGTATGAATTTTGCCTTCATTTAAAAATGGAAGCATTGCAGCCATAACAAATTTATTACCTCTATTAAATTCATCTAGAAAATAAATTGTAGGTTTATCACTATCAGTTTTTAACCATTCAGGTTTACTCCAAATCATTTCATATTTTCCAGGATATACTTCTATTTTTGTTGGCATACCAATTAAATCAACAATATCTTGAGTTGCTAGATGTAAAACAACTACATTATAACCTAAAGTTTCTCCAATTTCATGCATTACTGTAGTTTTACCAACAGCCTTTACGCCCCAAAAACATACAGGAAGTCTACTCTCAGTAATAAAAGAGAATAAATTTTTCATATCATCAATACTTATTGATAACACATTTGAATTGTTTGATATATCAGTCATTGTTTCTCCATTAATTGTACCAACTATTATCTCCATCTTGAGATATTACTGTGAATCCTCTTTCACTCAATTCTTCGCATACATTTTGATTACCAGAAGCACTAACAAATATAATAACTTTGAAAGGAAAATCATTTTGTGTATAACCAGTATCAACCCATCCATCTGTAAATACAATAGTTGTTTTAGTATTTCCTTCTTTTTTCAATAGGTCTAATGGAACTTTCATTGAAGTTCCACCAGTTTCTCTGATTCCAATACTCTTTATTTTACTAATAGGGATCATAGTATCAAGAGAAATTTCATGGTGGAATTGAATATACCTAATAGTAGGGGTATCGACTTCTCTTGTTGCTCTAATCATTTCATTTCTAAATCTAGTAAAGTCATCCTTATTAATAGATCCACTAACATCTTCCACTAAATTTAGATCAATCCCATTTTCTCGCATTTTTCCAGGAAACATATTCTCGATTGACCTACTTTCTCTTTTCATTGTATAGTCAAAATCACTTTGTCCAATTGTTTTAATAATTTCATGCCTTAAAATATGATCCCATGGCATAGTAGGAGTTTTATAAAATCCTTCAATCATCTTACCGAAAGATTCATTATAATTAAAAGGTAAGGTTTTCAATGCATCTTCAGGATTATTAATTTCTCCTTTCCGAATCATATCATCTATAACTCTTTTTATATCATTATTTGAAATTCTTTTTATATCAGTTGGAGTTGGATTAAAATCTTCAAATTCTTGAGTTTCAGATGTTATTCCCAAATCAGATTTAAGTTTTTCTAAATCCTCTTCTGATAACTCATCAAGTTTATGTTTGAATAGATCATAAAGATCTTCGGGTTTAAGATCAAACATTGTGGACTTAAGATTATTTTTTCCTACCAACTCTTCTAATAAATTTTCATCAGCATTTTTTAGAATATTGTAGTAATATTCATAAGGCTGATTTAAAAATTTAGTTTCAAAAACATCAATATTAGGTATATGATATTCTTCACATTTTAAAGGAGCTCCGCCAGAAATAAAAGCTTTAAGAAGTTTTATATTATCTGTTGTCATGAATTTAGGATTAACTTTACCAAAATATAATGATTGATTGATAGCAAAATCCATTGCGATGTTAGTTAGAACATGACCAAACATCTTAGTCTTATCATCTATATATCGTCTTGGCGAATTACAATGACACCATGTACAATGAAGAAATTCATGAACGAACACAGAAGATAATGGATTACTTAAATTGTCATCATTAATATTTTCATTATATTTTTTATGATCAAATCCAGAAAAACTATATTCATTTAAAAAATCAATCCAGAGTTTAAAGTTAGGTTCTGTCCATCCATTATCTTTAAACGCATTAATTAAGATTCGATCAATCTCTTGAATTTTTGTTTTATCATAGTCCTTATCTGATAATAGGCATGATCTAAGAACTACATCCCATAATATTAAGGGATTTGTTACAATTCTAAGTTTTCTAATAGAAGGTATATATTGAGCACATGCAGCCCCATCCATCCTAAAATCATCAACAATTTCGATTCTATGAGTATATTTTTCTATAAATCTTCCAAAAATATATTTTTCAGAATGAATAATAGACAAAAATGTTGATAATGTAGGATTTACATCATCAGATTTCCTAGATTTGTGGTCTATATTAAATATTGTTAACATTTCATCAATCATGGCCATATTCTAATGCCAAAAATTGGGTTGTCAACTGGTATATTTTAATCCTCAGAGCACTTTTTAATTATTACATACAATGAGGACCAATGTTGAATATTATGCTAATATGGCATATTAGAATGGAAGGGGTAATAGTACCTTAAGGGCCACGCACCCTGCCCTAACTCCAACATCAGCACCAACTTCTATAATAGCCTTAACTGCATCATTGAAGTCTTCCCAAAATACATTTATTTCTTCTGCAACATCAATACCAAGCTCTATAGCTTTAGATGAAATTTCTCTATATTCTTTAAGTTCATCAAAATCCAAAACTTCTAAATTTTGTATAGATTTAAGCATTGCTATTTTTATAGCATAATTTCTTTGAAATTCAGTTAATCCAAGTAGATAGTCTCCGTGGTTAAGAAGTAAGGTGCCTGCTTGATTAATAGCTTCATCTTTAGCTGCGTTACCCATACCTTCAAGAATTTTTTCTCCACAATTTTCTAGCCTTTCTTTCATGGTTTTATTTTGATCGTCTGCTTCAATCTTTACATCATTTATTATATCTTTTGCATTTTTATCAGATTTATCTTGTGAAAATATTTTTATTAATATTTCTAAAATTATTTCAATCCAACTTTTTTCTTTACTCATCATCTTCCTTTCTCTATAGTATTAGCAGCATTTCTAAAATCTTTTATATCAGTTTTAACCATAGATTTTAATTCTTCTATTTTTCTATCTTCAGGAAGAGTATCAATAGTTTTTAACATTTGTTCATTAGTATCTGCTGCTCTTCTAAGAGTATATTCAAAATCATCAGGAATTCGAACTCCACAACTAGAACTAAGTATAATAGAAATCCCTATAAATACAATTAATAATTTTCTCATAATATACTCCTATTTTTTATATGTTTTACAACGTTGGCAATAGTCTTCAGGAACTGTTCCATATAATTTACATAAAACTTGTCTTTCTTCTTGTTGTGGGGCAGGAGGAGGCGTAGGAGGAGCTTTTTCTAAAATTGGTTCATCAACCCAAACTTCTATAGTGTCAGGAACTCGCTTTTCTTCTACTACTTTGGTTTTTGGTCTTCCTTTACATCCACAACCTTTAGTTTTTTCAACTTTAATAGTTTTAAATAATGGATTCCCTTGCTCATCCTTTTTCTGTATAACTTTTTTAACTTTTCTTACACCATTTTGAATTTGAACATTATCAGGTGAAATTGCTGCTGGCCTATTTTTTCTAGGCATGTCTTTTAATTTATATTTACAAGGTTGATTTCTAATTTCAGTTAGAGTACGATTAGGCATTTTAATTCCTCCATATATTTATTATACATACCTAAGTACAAAATTATTAGTTGGCATCATTCCTGAGTGAGCCCAAGTAACATTCATATTTAGTTTGTCTGCGTTTTTATATGTAAATGTTTGAGAATTTAAACTTATAGGAAAAGCATCTAAAAATTTATATTCTGATACTTTTTGCCTATGGTTATTAGTTATAATTAAATGGATATCAGTAAAAAATTCCTGGATCATTCCTCTTCCACTTAAATTATTGAATTCTTCTGGGTTATGAAGAGCATATAACCAATATAATATAGCATTATAATCTAGTAAATTTTCACTGATCATCATTGTAGTATTTAAATCAGTAAATTTTATTTTACTAGCTCTTGAAATATCAGCAAATTGAGTCCCTAATCTAACAGTATCAATGGATATAGCAGGCATTTCACATTCACTAATATATAATTTAAAATTATTAAGATCTAAATTGCCTTCTCTTCTAATCCTACCTTCTTGTGTTTTTTCTGGTAAATTACAATCTCCTGATGCTCCTGTAGTACAACCAGTTTCTATATCTGGATTATTTACTGGATTTTGGGGATCAAACTCTGGACCATCTCCACATTCTGATGATCCGGTTGAGGGAGGGGTAACAAAATATGGAGGAGTACTTCTTTCTTGAAACCAACTACTTAAAAATGTAGCAGTAGGTAATTTTGGAATCACAAGTAAAAAATTATCTGCATGTGCTTCATTGATTTCAAGTATGGTATTTGGTTCACTATAAGACATCATAATATATGATCATCCGTTAATCTAAATTCTTGAACATTTCTATTTGTATAATCAATACCATCAATTGTAGTAATTGATGTGACTATTGCAGTATAAATTCCTTCTTGCATATCTCTTGTAGTTTGATATCTATAATAATACCATCCTGGTCTATTAGGAACCTCATTCATATTAACACAATCAATTAAAGTCTCTGCCAAATCTTCATTATAAATTGAAATATTCATACAAGATGCTGGTCGATAATCATTAGCACTTGGAGGTATACTAACATCAATAAATGGTTTATGTTTTACCACAAAAGAAATAGCATCTCCTCTGCGATATGCTTGATCGTATCTTTGTACCATATTTATCTCCTATTTTATATTTATACTAAAATTGCTTCTAATTCAGTATCTGAATATAAAAATACTTCTATACAAGAATTTTCCCATATACAAAATTCTAATTCTGTATTATCAAATATAAAAATTTCTAAAGTATCATCATAATTCAAAACTAATTACCTCCAGATTGTTTAGCATCTTCAGATAATTCTTGTAATGTTCTCGTAAGACCTTCAGCATAAATATTTAAATCAGACCCGCCCCTTCGTATTTGATCTTCGAGTTTTCCACTTCCTTCACCCAAAACACTTTTAGACTCAGGTAATCTTATATTTCTATTATCTGAACTATAGATATCAAAAAATGAATCTTTAACTAAAATCATTTTTCTTATAGCTTTACCATTTTGATACGAATCTATTATTTCTTCAATGAGCCATCCTCCACTCATTTGTTCATCTATTACATTTGCTTGACCATCAAATATGTTAGGGTTGGCTGACATAAATTGTATACCCATAGCATCACCAACTTGAACCCATTCATTTACTGGACATAATGCTTCACATCTAATTTGGAAATTATGATCTGTTATTCTATTATTTAAATAATTTCTTGCTACTGATGGGGATACTGATCCAATATAGTGACCAACAGAAAATTCATTTGATATTTGTTTATCCCATATAGCAAAGTTTCCAAATTGTGGATTTCTATCAAGAGATTGTTCATAATTATCGCAAATAATATGATATCCTACACTACCATCATACTGATAATTAAATTGTGTACCTCCAGCTAAACCTATAGTCAATGAACTTAAGTCATATGTTAAAAATTTATAATAAAATATTTGATTTATATTTCTTTGTGTTATACCTTTTACAGGGATATTAACAGACTCATCAAAAGGGGATTTATCAACTAATGAAAATGAATGGACTATATCATTATTAGGAGTCTTAAACATACCCAACATACTTTTCAAATTTACTTTTGTTAATCCAGAAAATAAATTACTTGATGTGAAAAATTTAACATTTCCAAAATCATTTTCGTCTCTGGCATAATCTAATATATATTTAAAGAATTTTTGGGGCTTCCAGAAAGGACATGATACTCTAAAAACATCATTAGTCATTTTATGAAAATCATATTCTATAAAATCTTCATTTAATTTTATACTATCCCTCAAAAATGTTTCGAAAATATTATCAATTGTAGGTGCTATTATTTTACCAGTTCCAAGATCTTTACCAAATGTTCTCATTATTTTTTGCCCATTATATTTTAAATAAAATGGTGCTTCTATTAAATGAAAAGTAAATGCTTTTCTTTGAAACCTTTCTTCTTTTGATGAATTAGGTCTCATTTGATCTTCTTCAATATTAAATATATTAAAATGGACTATTTTATAAAATGGAAAAGATCCTTCAGTTCCTGTTAATTTATTTTTATACAATAAAGTAACAATTTCATTACCTGTCATTGGGAGACGTTCTCTTAAACCAACATTATCTTCAAATTTAATAAATCCATATCTATACATAGAATTTACAGATTCATGTATCTCCATAGATATAACTTTACCTAAGAATTTTTCTTGGCTGAAAAAACTATCAGCTTCAAATTCATTGAAGCTAGGGCCGAAATTTATAAATGCTAATGCATCAATATCATCAATTGATGGTTGTCCATCTAATGCCATTAATTTTGATCTCCCTTAATTTGTCTTGCCTTTTTAGCTTGTCTATCTCTAATTATTTTTTGTTGTCTAGCAGAAAGAACTAATTGAGATGTAAATTCTGGTTTAAGAATTTGAAGCTGTGTTATTCCTGCATCTTCTATTGTTTGTTCCATTGTAACAAATGGATCTTCTAAATCATTAAACAAAGGTATCACCCACCAAAGTCTTTCATCATCATAATATCTTCTTGCAAGAGAAACCCATGTTTGACCACTTTCAACTTTATGTAATAAAAAGAATCGCATTTCTCTTTTATTAAAAGGATTAATAACATATGAATCCCAAATATCTAATGATGGATTTGGATTTTGATCTTTATCATATACTATTTCTTGAAAAAGATTCATAAAACTAGTTGCTGGTACATTTACATTTGCCATTTTTAATTCCCAATATTAATTTGATTTATTATAGAAGATGGATGATTCTGACCTGATAATACTTTCCATTCACTCTCTAATCTTCTTATATTTTGATTAGCTTGTAGATTTTTCTGTCTTGCATTACTACATACTGTTGATTCTTCGAATCCATTTTCCAATTCAAACTGAGTAGGAGTAGAGCAATTATTAATACGGAATTCTTCATTTGCTTCAGATTGAATTGATTTCCAGTTAGATATTTCTTCATCTATTTCATTTAATCTTTGTTTTGTTTCTAGTGATAATTCTGAATCGTTACTTGTAGCAGTTGGATATACTTCTTCAAATTGATCTATTGGAGTACCATCAATATATGTATTAGAAGATCCATATTCTATAACTTCTGCTCCTGTTATATTTTGTTCTTGATTTGCCAAATCACCTAGTTGTTGATCTATTTCTTGAAGTCTAGATTCATTATCCAAGAATTTTTGTTTTCTAATAGGATCACTTATTCCATCTGCTCCGCCTGATAAATTATTATCTTCATCAACAAGATCTCCATTTCCAGGTGAAGTAATAGCTAATTGCTGTTCTGCTGTAATATCAGCAGATTCATCCATTAAAGACTGAGCCTGATCTCTTAAATTCTGTACCTGTTCTTGCTGTGCGGGTGGAAGAGATGGAGGTGCTGGAGGAAGAGATCCACCAGGTTGAATAGATGTAGGACCAGGATCTTGTTGTTGTGGAGTAGGAGGAGCGCCATCAGTTTTAGCTTGAGTTTCTTTAGTTGCTTGAACATCTTTAACTTGTTGTTGATCATTAGTAACAGTATTAGCAGTTGATGCACCATTAGACCCACCTTTATTTCTGCCATTTTGTTCAGTTGCAGAATCTCCAGTTTGAGGTGATGTTCTTTCAAATAAATCTTTTTCTGTTTCATTGAGTCCAGCTAAAGGTCTAACAGATCTTCCACTTGGAGTAATAAGATTTCCTTGTCCAGTTTGCTTTACGCTAATATTAATTAAATTTTGCGGATCATTTGCTCCATTAAATAACTGAATCCAATCATCTCTAAAGAATGGCATTGCATTTTTAACTACTATTTTAACTTCTGCCATAGATGGATATGCTGCTGGTAATTTTCTTTGAGGATTAGCAGGATCTATTTGTCCACTATCCAAAACTTGTCTAAATGATTTTTCAGCTTGTATTTCTCCACCTGGAGTATTAGCAACATTGATAGGAGTTCCGTCATAGTTATACCATGGACCTAAGAACTTATAATCAATACTTTGGATATAACATATTGGGAAATATATTAAACCAGAAGAATGCCTCATAGATAGATATTCAGGTCTTCTAGTAACAAAATAACGAAATGGTCCAAATCCTCCAGTTCTAGCTCCAGCTTCGTCAATATTTCCTGCTACTTGTCCGCCCGCTCTTAATCCGCCCGCAGTTGCATTCAATACAGGAGCATAATTATTATCAGAACCATCTTTGTTCTTGCTATAATTTTCCATTCGTTTAGCCATTTGTTCAGTATCACCTTGAATATTACCTCCAATTAATCTCTTTGGATATGTTAATGCAGTTAAAAACATTAATGGCCTATAAACATCAGCAAGAAAATCTTTTTTAGTAAAAAGAACAAAAGGAAGTGTAATTTCTAAAGGAGATGTACTCTGATAAGTATCTATAGTATCAATTTTTCTTGAAATTCTTCTTGCAGATGCAACTTCTCCCCCTTCCTCGACTGATCCTAGAATAGTATTTGTTGCTTGCAATAATGACTGACCAGCATCTACAAAATTAAGACCAGTTTGAGCCAATTCAGCAAGTTTACCAGCCATTCCTGATCCCCATGTATGATTGTGAGCGAGGTTTAACCAATTTGGTTCATTTGGATAAACAGTAAAAGTTCCTATAGTATTTGCTCCTTGATCTTGAACTTCATTTACAATTGTATTACCATCTGGACTAACTACTGGATTACTTGTTTGTGGATTTAATTCAAATATATTAAAATGAACAGCATCCCTTGCTATTGCATCTTTATCTCTAGGGCCATAAGGACTATAACCATTTTTCATTCTAAAATCAGAAATTGCTGTTAATGTTGGCATTTGCAAATAAAATGGAGCACCATTGTTTATGCTCTCAAACCCTGTAGGGGATCTACCAACATTTTGTGGTCTTATAGTATCACCAGAATCATTTCCTGTAGGTGATGTCTGATCTCCTGTTCTTCCTGGAGGAACATTAAGTGCTTCATTTTGTGCAGCTTCTAATTCTTCTGGTGTTAATCCTGCTTCTAATAATGCAGCCTCGCCACCTTCAGCAGCAGAACCACTAGCAATAGATTCATTAGCATCTCTTAATTCATTTTTTGAATTATCTAAATCATTTGATGCTTGATCGACTCTATTTTTATCTTCTTCTGTCCAATTTTCAGGATTTGTACAATCTGTTCCACTTTCTGACGTTGATCTACAACGTTGTTGTGCTGATGTTTTTGCTCTTTCTAAATTAGCTTCTTTTCTTAATACATCTTCTTCGGTTATATTTTTACGTTGAACCATAGCTTGAGCTTCTATTGAAGATAGAGGCTCTGAATTTGGATTGTTTTCTCTTAATGCATTTAACTGTACTTCATCTCGTTGAGATTGATATTTATTTTGAGTTTCTTGTAATTCAGACTGCTTTTGATCATCATAGAAACTTTCAAGTTCATCAGAAGCATCTTGATTCTCTTTTCTCAATTTAGCTGCTTCGTCTTCAGCATCAGCAATTTGCTTTTCATTTAAAGATCTTTGGTCTCTCGCTTCATCCACACTATTTGGTCGGGTAGATTCAGGACCATCCCATTCTCCAGTTTCAATATAATTATCCAATTGATCTTGTCTGGCCTTTAAATTTTCTGCTTCTGCTTCTTTCAAAGATGCTTCGTTTGATCTATCTATATAATCAGGATCATTATATAATCCATTAAGAGCTTGAGCTTTTTCAGAATTATATTTAGATTCAATCTGTGATTCTTCATTATCTTGAGCATCATTTATCGATGAAATTTGTGTCGCTGCTTGATCATTAACTTGATCAGCATCAACCCCTTCTCTAACATTTACATATCTATCTGAATCTAAACCAGATCCATCATAATCTTGAATATCATCAGGGTCTATAAATTGAGCAGTTTCAGTATCCCAAACTCTATCTGGTGGTATAACTTCACCATCATTCCATTTATCTCTATCTTCTGAATTTATAGCACCATAATTTTGGGGAATTGGATCTATAGGTTTATCTAATTCTGAAGGTAAAACTATGCTATTATCTTCATTTAATCTTTTAGCAAAATAATCTGGATTATTTCTTAATTCAGCAACTTCTCTTATATCTCTTTCTGAGTTCCTAACCCCAGCATCAGCAATAGATATTCTACTTGTATTATTTTCAACTTCTTTATTTAATTGTTCAACTAAAACAGGATCTGGATTTTCTTTAGCTAATTCAGCATTTAATGCATCTCTAGATTGGATCAAATCTTGATTTGCTTGCCATCTTTCATCAACAAATTTTTGTCTTTTTTCTTTTATACTATCTAATACTCTATCATCATTAGCAAATTGTCTCTGAAGGTCTGTTGTCTTCATTTGATTAACAGTTTCTGTTCTACTATTAATGAAATCAGAATTTAATTGCTGTTTTTGAAGATTTCTATTTATTCTATTTTCAATTATTCTAGTGTTTGCCCCTGGAGTGTCACCAATTGTGTCTAGAAGTTTTTTATCGTTATCAATTTTTGATTGTATATTTGCATTTTCTTTTTGTCGTTCTTCTATTTCAGTTTCTATTCTATTATATGTTTCCTGTCTTTCTTGGGTTAAATCTAATGGAGTATTTAATGTAATTGTTCCAGCTTGAGAATCAGTAACACCTTCAGTTTGCGAATCAGAAATATCAGAATTCCAACGTTTATCTTTAGAAGGTATATTAACAGTCCCATCATTATTATATGTCGTTTCATTTATAATTCTAGGTGAGGCATTATTAGTACTAGAAATATCAGAATTCGATTCATTCATTCTAGTAGTAGCGTTTTCAATATCAGAACGAAGAGAATCTTGTTTCGCTCTAGCATTGCTAATTGATAAATTTAAATTAGAAATTTCTCTTTGTTCATCGACATTTAATGGTCTAATAGATTCAATTTCTTTAATTTCATTTATTCTATCTTGGGCCTGTTTTTGGGTGGAAGATGATTCTTCCCATTCTAAACTAGAATTATCTCTATCAGACACTGCTTTTATAACTTCAGCATATGATGATGTCGTATCAGTCCCACCAGTATCAATAGGTTTAGGTGTTTCTCCAATAGGAACACTATTTTCATATAATTCTTTTAATCTTGACCATTCACTTTCAGTAGAAGAATATTCTCTTGATAATTGATCTCTTTCTTGTTGTTGGGAGGCATCAATCGTACCAATAGCATCAATTTGAGCTATTTGTTGTAATAAACTTTCCATTTTGGCTCTTAAAGCCACTACTTTTTCTGCTAATACAGGATCGCCATTTGTCGCCATTATTGTATACTCCTACAATATTATATATACTATTTAGAGTTTATAAGTCCTTTCGATAATTGTTTAATCGTGTACAACTCATGTGTTTGTTGAATTTGTTGGGATTTACGAACAACAATATTCTTTTGGATCTTTTTATTTTTAGTTTCTTTAATTTTTTTCTTAATAGTTTCCCATTCAGGCAAATCTTTAGTAGTTTCTTTAATATATTCCATGCCAACTATATCTAAAGGAACGAAAGTTTCTTTATTAAATGGTATTACTGCTCCTCTGGCAAATTCTTCTGGATTTATTTCTCTTCCATCAGGTTCTTCAAAATTCCATCTATTTTTACCTGTAAATTTATTTACATCTTGGTAGAAAAATCCTTTATTATCTTGCCCTCTAGTACCTAAACTACTAAAGTCTTTTTTAGAAAATACATTTTTTCTAAGATCTTCCACAGTAGTTTCAAGTGCCATTCTTCTTGATTTATAATCTTTAGAATTTTTATCTAAATCTTTTATTAATTTGATTATTGTATCTCTTGAAGAGATATAATCCAAAATCATATTTCTTGCTCGTTTAGATGCCAATTGTCTGCTGACGCCCCTAAGATTTAACTTACCTTCATCATCAACAAACATTTCAAGAGAACTTCCTTGAATAGAATGACCACCTTTTTTCATAACATGTTGGGCGCGAATTGCATCAGAAATAGATTTTTGGTTTATTTTTATATTATTATCATTTTTTCTATTAGCAATATCTGCCATAGTTTTTATACTTTGATTGATATATTCGAAAGTAGAATCTCTAAAATTATTTACAACCCCTACATAAGATCCTGTTGCTATTACTGTACCATTTAAAATATCACCGAAGTTTTTATATTCCTTCATTAGAATCAATATTTTTTCATTATTTTTGGATGTAGATTTTAAATTTTTATCGACAGAATCGTTTATGTTAGCATATGTTTTACTAACAGATTCCATATTAGTGTTATATATTTTAATTATGTTATCTTGGGAAGTCTTAGGATCACCTAAAGCCTTTATCGCAATATCCATTTGTTGAAGAAGTTTAAGTTTATCTTTTATTGCATTTTCAGTTAATTGCTTACCACCATTTTTAAGATATTTAATTTTAGTTTTAATCTTTTTAATTGTCTTATCATCATTAAGATTAACGCCAATACCTGTCACTTGAGATATTTTATCTCCCATCATTCTTATGACTTCTTTATCTGTCATATTTGTATATTGGCCTTGATTTCTAGCATCTGATACCATACTAGCTATTAAATCTGAAACTGTTTGTTGTTTATCTGATTGATTTAATTTATTAATTGATGAAATTGCAGCATTCCTATCGAGAATATTTCTTTGTATACCCGAAGATGTTTTAGGTTTTAAATACGCATTAATAGAAGAATCTAAATTTGAATATAATGCATTAAATCCAGTAGTGAGCATTGAAGATGCAACATTACCTACAACATCTAAAGATTTAAATCCTTTATAAATTGATTTAAATGCTTCTTTTACCCAGGAAGAAAGTGCATTTTCGTGAACCAATTCTTTTACATAATCCATCATACTATAAGCTTTAGATAATACTAAATCTATACTTTCACTACCAGAACCAGTTATATAATCAAATGTTTCTTGTATCCAATAAAATATACTACTTACAGTTTTTTCTCCAAAAATATCAATTAAAGATGTTTTGACAAAATTAAATAGACCATCAGCTATATCTGGAATTATATCATTTAATCCTGTTGCGGTAAATACCCATTTAAAGAAACGTTTTATTCCTCCCCAAATCCATTGTGTGACATTTCCTAGTAAATCAAAACTAGTTTTTAAAAGTCCTCCAATAACACTTCCTGTTTTTAAAAGGCCTCTAATTGCTTCCATTCCGAGTCTAACACCTAAAACAATTAATGGTATACCAGCAATAAGACTTATAGGACCTCCAGTAATAGTTTTCATTATTAACTTACCTAACCATCTAAAATAAGTTTTAAATCCAAACCCAATAACAGATACAGTTTTCTTTACTGCTTTAAGACTAACATCAAAAATAGTTTTTACACCTTTAGTTATAAATGTTATAGCTTTAACTCCAACATTTATGAACCATTTAAGACCTTGAAATGGTAACTTTGCAACATATCTAATAGCATTTCCACCAGAACCAAATAATAGTCTAGAAAAATCATCAAATAATTTAACAGCAGTTTTAAATGGAGCAGTAATCCATCGTTTAATAGATAACAATCCTTCGATACCTGTAGTATAAATCCATTTGAAAAAATTTGTTATATCAGGTGCTAATTTATTTGACAATTTGCTTGCACATTTCAACATTTTGTTTGCAGCAGTTTTTGCTGAATTTAATGTAGAAGTAGCAGAGTTTATAGTTCCACTTATAATATCATTATTGGATTTAATTTGTTTTTCAGTTTTTAATAAATTTTCATTTAAAAACCCTTTCATCTGATCCATATATGTTTCAGTTTCAGATGGAATTTCTAAAATATTTTTCGATTCTATATTTTCTCGTTCAATATCTTTAGTTTTATCTGATATATCATTAGATATAGTATCTAAAGTTTCATTAACTTCTTGTGTTTGATCAGAAACTTCTTTTATAAATTCATTATCTCTTCTTTCTATCTCTTCTCTTATTTCTTTTTGTGTTTCTGTTTCTGAAATTTTTCCAGTTACATTTCCAATAATTTCTCTAATATTTTTTAATTGCTCAGATACTCCATCTAAGTCAGATGAATTATTATCATCAGATTTTTTAGTATTAACTAATTTTTCGAAATCAGACATTGAAGTATCTTTAGCCATTTTATTAATCTACTCCTATGATTCCAGTTGATAGATTCTTAAGATTATATCCAGTTTCATTAAATGTATTTGTTGAACCTTCTATTATCTCTTCATAAATTTCTTCTACAATATATTCAGAATCACTATCTATTTCTTTTTGGAAAGTTTCTGAATCCACTAATCCATTAATAGTATCTACTATAAAATTCCAACCATCTTTGTTTATAGGTATAACGGCTTCAGCATGTTCTCCTTCACCAATCCATGCTAATGTAGTTCCAGTTATAAGTCCACCAGTTTCTAACCTTTTTATGGATTTAACATCTTTGGAATATCCTCTACCTGTAAATCTTGTACTACTACCAGCACGCCTAACACCAAAATCTTGAGCTATTCCTGGTATTTCAATATTGAAGTTTTCTTTACCCCAATATTTATTATCAAATACAAGTTGAGCTTGTCTAGCAACAAATCCAGTAGTTAAATTATATGTTTTAGCTAATTGTATTTGTTTATGGAACCAAGAATTTATTTGTTCTTTAATTGTTTCTTTATCACTTAAAGGATTTAATCCTGATCGACGGGAAGGTAAAAATGCATTTATCATAGCATCTATTACATTTGGAAAACTATTCCCTATATAATCAGGAATAGCCCCTGGCGACATTGATGTAATTTCTGATAAATCGACATCGAATTCTTTATTAAGGGAACTTAATTGGGATAAAATAGTAGAAATATCTATTTGCCTGGTTATATTAGATGAATCAATTATAGACAATGCAGTTTTTATTGCATTTGTAAATTCTTGACTAGTTTTAGCAGAAGATATATCTCTTAATGTTGAACTTAATTTTTTAATTGAATTTGTTGCATTTTGAGTATCTCTTGATTTTTTACCTAAACCTTCACCATCTTTACTGATATAACTAGGAATAGTTGTTATGTCTTTTATTATTCCATTTTTCTTTAGATCATTAATAACAGACTTCATTTTTTCTTTTTGTTTATTAGATACGGTTTTAAAGTTATCTATAGTTTTTATTTGATCATTAACAGCATTAGTTAATAGTGTTGCTTCAGTCATACCTTTATTAAAACTTTCTTTTAATTCTAAATTTTTGGCGGCCATTCTTGTATTTAGTGCCTGACCTGTTTCCTTTATGTTATACCAATCTGGAATTTCAATTTTATCACCTGAAATCCATTCATATGTCATAGCAACAGGACTACTAATTCGAATTAAATCTTCTAGTGCTGATTTTGATTTTCCTCCTCTAGTTCTAGTATCTCCTTCAGATAAAACATTTTCCATTTCATTTAATGTTTGAAGTATACCTTGGAGTTTAATTGCTGATGTATCAAATCTTCTTTGTGCAACTTCTTTAGATTGACCAAACATCTCAACTACAATAGCATCTATATCCACTTGTAATTGTTTTTTCATATTAGTATCTAATTGAACTCCACCAAATCTAAATTCTCTTAAAAATTGATTATATGCGTCTTTACCTACTTCAATAAGTTCCATTCTAAATTGATTTCGTTTTGAAGGATGAGAATAAATCAATTCTGCTATTTCAGCATA